AGAATATTAGAAAATCAACTAAATAGAGAATGGGGACAAGTGAAATAAAGTAAGTGGGGTTAAATAGAACGCTCTCACGTTAGCCCCACGATTATTCCTAAAAGGAGCAGAAATGAAAAGTATAATGCAAGATAGTAAAGAATGTTATATATGTGGTTTTAATGGATATACAGAAGAACATCATGTATTTTTTGGTACATACAATAGAAAAATATCAGAGGCAAATGGATTCAAAGTATATCTATGTGTAAATCATCATAGAGGCACGATTGGAGTACATGGAAAATTAGGACATAAATTAGATGAAAGATTGAAGCAAGAATGTGAAAGGAAATATTTAAATAAAGGTCATACAAAAGAAGAATTTATAAAATTGATAGGAAAAAATTATATTTAGGAGATAAAAAGATGTGGATAGAGATAGTTTTATATTTTATAGAAGTTTTTACGAAGCTATAAAAGAATTATCAGAAGAAGAACAATTAAAAGTATATAGGGCTATTACAGAATATGCTTTAAATCATAATGAAATAGAAATAATAGGAACAGCCAAAGCAATATTTACATTAATAAAACCACAATTAGATGCAAACTTTCAAAAATATTTAAATGGTAAAAAAGCAAAACGGAAGCAAAAGCGAAGCAAAGAAAAAGCAAAACGGAAGCAAAATAGAAACTAATGTAAATGAAAATGTTAATGTTAATGAGAATGTAAATGACAATAATAATGCAAGCGACAGTTGTGTTGACGGTTTGCAAGAAATTATAGACTTTTACAACAATAATGTTGGAGCAATAACTCCATTTGGTTTAGAAGTCTTTGAAAATTATTTAAAAGAAATGTCTAAAGACTTAATTATTTATGCCATGCAAATAAGTGTAGAAGCAAATAAAAGGACAATTCAATACATAAAAGCAATATTAAATAACTGGCAAAAGGCGGGAATCAAGACTCTTATAGAAGCAAAAAAAGAAAATAAAAAGCCAACTAAAAAAGAAAGTACAAAAAGTTATGAGCAAAGAGAATATAAAGACATGAATAGTTTTTACTCGAATATTTAGAAAGGAGAAAACAAATGAGTCTTATAACAAGCCAAACAAGGCAAATGTCATTTAACGATATACAAGAGAAACAAAAGATAAGATATGAGCAAATACTCAATAGATTGGACAAGCCGAAGACAGCTAAAGAAATAGCAGTAGAACTATATGAAATGGGAATAACTAATACAACGGATAGAAATGTAACAGCACCACGTTTAACAGAACTCGAAAAGCGAGGAATAGTGAGGGCAGTTACAAAAAAGAAATGTGAGTGGACAGGTAAAAAGGTAGCTGTATATGAAAAAGTAAATAAATTAGATGATATTGTAGAAGAAAACATAAACCATATATCAGTATAAAAGAGGAAATATGAAACAAATTGAAAAAGACCAATTATGCTATTACTGCTTAAGTTGCAATAAGCTAGAGCTCAAAGAATTTGAAGGAGTAAGAAATTGTAAAAACTTTATACCAGGAATAGCAAATTGGCAAGAAAAAATAAATAAAGAGTTAAGAAAAACGAAAGAAGGTAAATAAAATGGAAAGAGATATAAGAACAAAAATATTAGGATTATATAATCAATTAGACAGTATAGGCTGGGACATATCAGAAGTAAAACAAGATTTAGAAGAATTAGAACTAAGCATAAGAAAAAATGAAGGAGGTACAATAAAAGACATTAGTAATCTCATAAGAGAATTAAGAAGAGATGGACTATATACAAACAAGATAGAAGAATTTTTAGAAAATTATATGAAATATTACAACAAATAAATATAAAAACTAAAGAAGGAGAACAAATAAAATGGAAAGAGTAAAAGTACCAAGTGAGATAGTAAAGAATAATAGAGTATACATATATCAAGAGCAATACAATGATAATTTATATTTATACAAAGAAGAAAAAATAGGATTTAAGGAATGTTTTACAATGCAAGATTTAGTAGCAATAAAAAATCAGATATAGAAAAAGTAAAAGATGAAAGGAAACGAATTATGATATTAATAAAAGAGCTATTAAAAGTATTTATAATACTAACTGGAGAATTTTTTATAATATGTTTTTTTATAGCAATAATAGAGAATTGGAGAAATAAGAAATGATAATAAAAATTCCACTTCAATGTAGAAGTAAGAAAAATAGTCAACAAATCTTAACAAATAAGAGAACAGGAAAAATATTCATATCGCAAAGTAAATTATATAAACAATTTGAACGAGAATGCGGATATTTCTTAAATAAATATCAAACTAATATAAACTATCCAATAAATTTAAAATGCACGTTCTATGTTAAGGACAAACGAAAGAGGGACATTGTAAATTTATTAAATGCTATTCAAGACATATTAGTAAAATATAAAGTAATAGCAGATGATAATTATAACATAGTCGCTAGTATAGATGGTTCAAGAATAATTTATGAAAAGGGTAAAGAAGAAACAATAATTGAGATTAATAGATTGGAGGAATAACACAAATGAGGTCATTAGAAATATTAGAAGAACATTGTAAAAAACAATCCACTTTGAAAGAGTTAAACTAATAAAGAAGTTAGAAAAAGATAAAAATAAATTTAAAGAACAAAATGCAGATGGAAGCTTACAAGATTATTTAGATGAAATTTTACAAACATTGAAAGGAGAAAATGATGATAGTAAATTTTAATGAAGAAGAAGCAATAATAACTTTTAGTGGATTACAAATAGTAATTCAAAAAGAGGAAGCTATTGATATTGCTAAAAAAATCTTAGATTATTTTGAGGAGGATTAGATGAGTAAAGCAGATGAGATGTTTGAAGAATTAGAATATGAAAAAATTGAGGAAAGTAAAAGATATTTAAGATATAGTACAGATAAAAGATATGGAGAGCATATAGATTTTGAACTTAAATTACAACAAATAAGATGTACAAGAGTAACTACACGAGGAAATACACATTTTAGATATATTACAATGAAAGAGTTACAAGCAATAAATCAGAAAGTAAAGGAGTTAGGGTGGAATGAGTAATAATAATACAAGAGAAGGAATAAAACAAGCAATATTTAGAATGATTTGTAAAAATGATGTATGTATTATGAATCCACGGATATGTAATAAGTACAAGAGGATTGGCAGAAATACAAAATATTTCATATTACAAAGCTAGAAAATATTGCAAAGAATTAGAAAAGAAAGGATTAATTGAACATATAAGAGAATATATACCAGACCAATTCAGTTATGAAGGAGAACTGCAACAAGAAGCGTTTTGGAATATAGGTTGGAGAACAACTGAAAAAGCATTAGAAACTGAAGTATGGAAGCAAGAAGAAACAGAAGAAGAAAAAATAAGAAAAGAGGTGTGGGGAGATTAAATGAACAATAAAGAACAATTAGTAAAATTAATACAAGAAAATCCTAAGTTACCATTTGTATTCATGGTTAATAATGATGAGATAGCAGATGGTTATGGATATACAGTAATGGAAAATTTTACACCATATATATCAGAAATTTATGAATATGAACACTATGGAGATAAAATATTTACAGATGATTTAGATGATGTAAAAGATTATCATTATTGTATATTTGCAGATAATGAAAAATTTAAAGATTTATCTGATGAAGATTACAGAAAAGCAATAGATAATTGGATAGATGAAAATATAATACACTATAAAGCAATAGTAATGTATATAAGTTAGGAGGAAAGATAATGGATATACAAGTAGGAGATAGAGTTACATACAAATCAATTAGAACAGGAGAAATAAGAACATTAATAATCGATGGAACAGCATTAGAGAAAGATATGAATGCAAAAGATAGTAAACAATTTTTTGAAATATTAAAAATAGAAAGACCAAAATATGAAGTAATAGAAGAAAAAAAAGAATTATTAACAGAAGAAGAAAAAGAGTTTTTGAAATGTTATATGAAATTAACTACATTAAAATTTAATTATATTGTAAAAGATAGTGATTATTTATACTTAAATATAGATGGAACATTATCTAAAATAAAAATTGAACTTAATGATTTTTGTTTTAAAAATTTAAAAGTTGATGTTGAATATAAAATAGAAGAATTAGGTTTATAGGAGGGTAATATGGATAAAAAAGAAAAATTAAAAAAACAGATAGAAGAAGTTACAGAAGTTTTAATAAAAAATGCAGAAGAAAATGGTTTTGATAATTATTGGTTTTATAAAGAATTAATAAAAGGGGATTTCTTAGTAACAAGTTTCTTTGAAGAATATTTTAGAAAAAATGAAGGATTAAGTTGTTGCACAGACAAGGCTAATTATGTTTTAAGTGCAATAAAAAGAATGATAAGACAAAAAGAAAATATAAAATTACAACAAACTTATAGAGAATATCAAGAAAATGGTGGCAAGATAGGAAATATCAAAGAATTAGATGAAATTTGTTATTGGTGTCCTAAAACAATAAAAACTAGCAAAGATGCTATTAAGCTATTTCTGAAAGAAACTTTGCAGAAGTGGAGAGAGTAATATGGATAAAGAATTAGAGGAAGTGGTAAATTGGTTATCAGCATTAGACATAAAAAGTGAATATGAAGCAACAAATAAAGAAAGTATTTTAAACTACATAGATAAAATACAAAAAGAAAATAGTAAATTAAAGAAATCTAATGAAGTATATATCAATTCTATACAAAGTATAGCGTCAGTCTTATCAAAAGATTATATAGAAAAAGATAAAATAAAAGAAATATTAAAAGACTTAAACAGTGAAGCTATAAAAGCGGAAAAAGACTTTGATGCAATTTATAAAAAAGAAAATAAAGATATGCAAGATTTTTATACAACAAGAGATTTAACAAACCAACTGCAAATGATAAGTTGGTTTGAAGGAATATTAGAAGAAGTATTGGAGGAAAAAGAATGCAAGAAATAAGCATAGAAGAACTTTTAAATAGTTATAGTGAACTAAAAAGAAATAAACAAGTAATAGCGAATATTGATGTGAATTTTTTCTTTTATTTTATGGATAGATTAATTAAAGAAGTAGAAGATTCAATCCCTAAAGAAACAATACAAAAATACTTAGAAAATGAAAAAGAACTTTTTGAAACTTATAAAAAAGAAAGTAAAACAAATGAGAACCTAAAATTGGGATTATATAAACACATGGGTGCTAAGAATATGTGTGAAAGAATTTTAGGAATAGAAAAAACTGTAACTTTAGATTGAGGAGGAAAACAATGCAAATAAATTTTAATGGAGAAAAAGAAGATATATCAGCTATGTTAGTATCAGCTGAAAGATATGCTTTAGGTAGGCAAACTTACATAGTACAATGGACTTGTGAGATTATTATAAAGAACTTAGATTTATTAACATATAAAGATAAACAGGTTATGATAAGAGATATAGAAAATCCACTTAGCTATGGCGATGAATGCGATAAAGAATGTTGGTTAAAATTATTAGAAGTGTTAAAGGAGAGTACAAATGAGTGAAAATGAAAAAAAAGAAAGAATACAATTAATTGCAGATACATTAGAAATGCTATTACAACAAATAGACGTGTTTACAATGAATTTTACTAAAGAAGATTTAGAGATTTTAGAAGAAAGTAAAGAAAAATTAGAAGAAAAAATATTACATAATAATTCAGCATTGCCACTTATATATGCATTAGGTGGAAGTTATGATAGTGCTGAAGATGAAATGAAGATAACATCATTAGAGGGGCTTATATCTATCATAAAAGCTCGAAATGAATATAAGGATAAAATAATAAAGATAAAAGAAGAACAAACAAAAAACAAGGAAATTCTAAAATTAATGGGATTATAATTTTAGGAGAAAAAAAATATGTGTAAATATTGTGAAGATATTTCCAAAAAAGAAAGGACAGGATTTTATTCTTACACAGAGTATAAAAGCCTTCCTGCTGAATTTGGAAACTTAATAGGTATATCGTTGCACTATAAGTTTGATATGCTAAAGAAAGAAAAAATAATACATAGATTTCCGCACTTTTGCCCAATGTGTGGAAAAGAAATTAAATTTAAAGATGAAGGAGAATAAAAAGATGAAAATTAAAGAAATTAAAGAAGAGGGTATTGTATTTGATAATGGATATATATTAGAATACTATCATGAACAAGATTGTTGCGAAAATGTATATGCAGATTTTGAAATGTTAAAAGAATACAATGTATCAACTGTAACAGGTAAAAGCATAAAGATAAAAGAGATTGATTTTGAAGAAAGTTTAATACATTTAGTACAAGGAGTGAAGGAAGTAGGATTCAATATGATTTCAAAAATAGGAGAAAAATTTTTCGTTCCATGTTACAATTCACAAAATGGGTATTATTCTGGAAATTTAGAATTGATTTTATATAAAGAAAATAATGTAAAAGAAAAATTAGATATATCAGAATTTGTAAAAGATGAAATATATTAATTACCAACTATACATTTGAAAGGAATTAAATAAATGAAAGATTTAAAAATATTCACAAATAATATAGAAGATGAAGCGGTAAATCAGATTAATTTATTACTTGAGCAAGAGACATTTAAAGATTGCAAAGTAAGAATAATGCCAGACGTTCACGCCGGAAAGGGCTGTGTAATTGGATTTACAGCCGATTTAAAAGACAAAGTGATACCAAATATTGTTGGAGTAGATATTGGCTGTGGTATGTTATGTGTAGAACTTGGAAATATAGAATTAGACTTAGAAAAACTAGATAAAGTAATAAATAATTGTATACCATCTGGAAGAAATATAAGAGAACACAAAATACTTGACTTTAATGAAATCAATAATTTACATTGTTTAAGAGAATTAAAGGATACAAAGAAATTTAATAGAGCTATTGGAACATTAGGTGGTGGTAATCATTTTATAGAAGTAGACAAAGATGATGATGGTAACAAATATTTAGTAATTCATACAGGTTCAAGAAATTTAGGAAAACAAGTAGCGGATTATTATCAAAACTTAGCAATAGAATTATGCAGCGGAAAAGAAGAAATGTATCAAAGAAAAGAGGAAATTATAAGAAAATACAAAGAGCAAGGAAGGAAATCAGAAATACAAAAAGCATTAAAAGAATTAGTAAAAGAATATAAAGACAATAAGCCAAATTTACCAAAAGAATTGTGTTATTTAGAAGGAAAATATAGAGAAATGTATTTACATGATATGAAAATATGTCAAGAATATGCAAGTTTAAATAGATTAAACATAGCAAAAGAAATTATAATTAATTATTTTGAAATGACATATATTGCAGATATGTACCCACCTATTATGAATAATAGCTTTGAAACAATACACAACTATATTTCTTTTGATGATAACATAGTTAGAAAAGGAGCTATATCAGCTAAAGAAGGAGAAAGAGTATTAATACCAATAAATATGAGAGATGGCTCAATAATAGCAGTAGGAAAAGGAAATAAAGACTGGAACGAATCAGCACCACACGGAGCTGGAAGAATAATGTCAAGAAACAAGGCTAAAGAAACATTTAAGTTAGAAGAATTTAAAGAAAGTATGAAAGATATATATTCAACAAGTGTAGTAGAAGAAACAATAGATGAAGCACCATTCGTATATAAACCAATGCAAGAAATAATTGATAACATTAAAGATACTGTAGAAATCGAAAAAATAATAAGACCAATCTATAATTTTAAAGCAAAAAATTAAAAAAATAGGAGGCACAGATGAACAAATTACTATTAGAACAAATAGAAGACATAAGAGCAGAAAAAGTGGATTTAGAAAGAAGATTAGAACTTTGGAAACAAGAAAAAATTCCAACAGTTTCAGATAGCATACAAACAAGCAGTAAAGATTATCCATACACAAAACATAATACTACAATAACTGGATATAGTGATATAAAATATAAAAGAAATAAAAAGAACCAAAAGAAGTATAAAAAATTAATAGAAGAAGCGGATTATAAAATAGAAAAGTTAATAAATGAATTGGAATATGAAATGAAAAAAATTGAAGATGAAGATAGTGATATAAGAAAGATAATAAGACATAAATATGAGGATAACATGAATTATGTACAAATTGCTCATAAAATGAATAAAGATAGAAAAGATAGCAAAAAGATATATACTGAAGAAAGTGTCAGAAAACAACTAAAAAGATTTTTAAAAAAATTATAAAATGTCCGTTTTGTCCGCTTATAATATGCTAAAATAGTAATAAGTAAAAGTGTGATCATTCATATTTTGTATATGAATAAGCCCAAGATTGCACAACAGAATAGAAAGAGTTAATTGCAATAATGCGGTTAGCTCTTTTACATTATCCAACAACGATACTAGATAAGTTGCAAAGTGTCGTTCATCAGACATCTCCTTTCTAATATTTTAGATTTTTCGAGTAAAAGTGGTTCAATTCTAGTTAAGAGCATATGTAAGCAGTATGAAGTATATAAACATAGATAGATAGCAGAATGGCAAAAAGTAGCCATTCAGTCATATGGTGCAAATTATCTATAATTTATATATTTCATAGTGTTTATTGAACGGTTTTTGAACGGTTAGTAGAAATAGTGAATAGGAGAAAATATGTTATCAAGTGAAATAATAGAAAAGTATAAAGAAAAGATGTGTCCGTTTTGTATACATAGTAATGACACTGATTATCAAGAATGCAATATAGTAATTCAAATGGACGGACAAGCTGATTGCATTAATTATAAATGCGATGAGTATTGTAGAAAGAAGAAAGAAAATGAAAGAAACAACAGTACTAGATAAAATAACAATTTAGTAGAAAACATAAATTATGAATCAGTGTATGTAGAGATAAAGACAAAAAATGATAAGTATGTATTAGAAAAGGAAAAGAATACAAGAGTAATTGGATTTTCAGATAAAAAAGAGTAGGTGATTAAATGGCAAAATTAACACGAAAACAACAAAGATTTGTGGAAGAATATCTTATTGATTTAAATGCTACACAAGCGGCGATACGAGCTGGATATAGTACAGATACAGCAAAAGATATTCGGATGTGAGAACCTAGCAAAACCCAACATTCGAGAAAAGATAGATAAAGCATTAGCAGAACGTTCAAAGAGAACAGGTATATCAGCAGATAGAGTAATAGAAGAACTAGCAAAGATTGCTTTTGTGAATGCTAATGATGTTATAGACTTTAAAACTGGAGGAGTTAAAGAAGACGCTAGAGAAGAAGACCTAGCAGTTATACAATCAATAAAAGTTAAAGAAATGTCTGGAGAAAAAGCAGATAGCACAGAACGAGAAACTAAATTGGCAGACAAACAGAAAGCATTAGAATTGCTAGGAAAACACTTGGGATTATTTAATGATGTAAATATTAATATGAAAAATGCAATACAAGTAGAGTTAGTAGATGATGTTGTTGAATAAAGAAAGAATAAGTTTACAAGAGCAAATAGGTAAGGGTTATGCTACGTTTTGGAATTTCAAGGGTGATGAAATAGTTTTAATGGGCTCTAAAAGTAGCAAGAAATCTAAAACAGCAGCACAACGCTGGATGAAATTGCTAAAAAAATATCCTAGAGCTTGTTTATTAGCAACAAGAGACACAGAAAAAACAATCCGTGATAGTGTATTTGCAGATTTAAAATGGGCAGCTAAAAAGTTAAAACTATATGATGAATGGGATTTTATAAAAAGTCCGTTAGAAGCTACTAATAGGGAAACAGGACAAAAAATATTTTTTAGAGGTTTAGATGATTGGCAAAAGATAGCATCAATAACTATAGATGATCCAAACTTAGTATTATGTTGGGTATGGTTTGAAGAAGCTTTTGAAATAGAAAAGAAAAACACTTATGATAAAGTAAGGATGTCTATAAGAGGTAAAATGCCAGAAGGATATTTCAATCAGTCTTTAGCTACATTAAATCCTTGGTCAGACCAACATTTTATTGTAAAAAAGATAACAAACAAATTAACTCCAGATGAAAAGGTTCTTGAAGAAAAAGGAAAACAAGAACTGATAACTGAAGAAGAACAAGAATTTATTTACAATGGTGAAAAGCGAAAAGAAAAAGTAAGCCAGTTATTAATGATAACAAATTATAAACTTAACGAATTTCTAGATGTTAAGGACTACGCAAGATTTGAACAAAAGAAAAAAGAAGATTATGAGGATTACAAAACATCGGGCTTAGGAATGCCAGGAGTAAGCAAAGGGCTTATATTTAGAAACTGGAGAATTGAAGATACAGAAAAGTATAAAAATACTTTTGAATTAATTAGAAGAGGTTTGGACTTTGGTTATAGTTCAGACCCTTCTGCTTTTTTGCAGTTCAATGTAGATTTAAAAGCTAAAAGGATAGTAGTATTTGATGAATTTGGAGCAATAGAGCTAACTAATGAAATGCTAGCAAATGAACTAAAAAAGAGAATAGAACCTTATGCACTAATAAAAGCAGATGCAGCAGAACCTAAGTCAATAGCAGAACTAAATAATTTAGGAATAAATGCAATACCAGCACAGAAAGGACCAGATAGTGTGCTACATGGGATTAAATGGCTAAAAGGATTTGAAATAATAGTAGACCCAAAATGTAAAGGGCTAATAGAAGAATTAGGATTATACAGATGGAAAGTTGACAAGCTGGATAACCCATTAAATATTCCAGAAGACAAAAACAACCATTATATAGATGCATTAAGATATGGTTGTGATGACTTATATTTAGCAAGTTAGGAGGAAAGATGGAAAGCCGATTAATAAAAGAACTAATTACACAATTTAATATGTCTGATATAAAAAAGAAGATGCTAGAAGGCGAAAGATATTTCAGAAATCAGAATGACATATTAAAGAAAGACTTAAAAAGTTATACAATTTATGACCAAAAAACTGGTAATAAAATAAAGAAAACAAATGAAAATAAGTCAGATGAGCATTTACCACATGGATTTTATCCTAAGCAAGTAAATCAAAAGAAAGCTTATGTATGTGGAAAGCCAATAACCATTACATATAATATGCCAGTTGATGGAGATAAGAACGAAGTAACTAAGAAAGCAGAAAAGAAAATAACTAATATGGTATGGAATGCTTTAGGTCCTAATTTCGAAAAGTTAATAAAAAACAGAGTCAAAGAAGCTAGCAACAAAGGCAGAAGTTGGTTACATCCAGATTACAGAGATGGAAAATTTGTACTAAAAAGATTACCTAGTGAAGAATGTATACCAATTTATGATAATGAAACACAAAATTATTTAGAGGGTTTTATACATTTTTATACAATTCAAGACTTAATTGGAGATAAGCCAGAAGATAGAATCTATGTTGAATATTGGGATAAAAAAGAAGTTATGTATTATATAGAGACTAAAGTAGGAGACACAACAATATTCTTAGAAGATGTAACAAGACCAAGACCAGAATGCCATTGGTATAGAGAAATATACGATGGTGCTCTAAATAATTTGAAAGAGATAGAAAAGCACAGCTGGGGTAGAGTTCCTTTTATAGAAATAGAAAATAACGAAGAAAAAATGACAGACTTAGAACCGATAAAACCACTAATTGATGCATATGATTTAATAGATAGCGGATTTGTCAATACAATAGAAGATTTAAAAGAAATAATATGGCTAATTAATGGATATGGTGCAGAAGATTTACTTGCGCTTATAGAAAATTTAAGAATAAATGGTGTAGCAAGAACAAATGACACAGCGGGGAAAATAGATGCAAAGTTGTTGCCTATCCCATATGAGGCAAGACAAGCACTGCTAAAGGGATTAAAAGAGCTTATATATGAGTTTGGGAGAGCAGTAGATACTAGTAACAAAGATTTAATAGGACAAGCTCCGAGCGGTGTATCATTAGAATTTCTGTATACTGATTTAGATATGAAGGCAGATGACAGCATAGGTGGACTTACAAGTGCTATATATGAAATTTTGTGGTATGTATTGCAAGATTTAAAAATGCAAGGAAAAATACCATTAGAAGTAAACGAATTTGACTTTAAAATTGAGTTTAATAAGTCAAGAATATTCAACGAAACAGAAAAGGTAAATACATTAAGCAATGATACAGTAATGAGTATTCGAAGCAAGCTAGAAAAGCATCCATATGTAGATGATGTAGATATAGAACTACAAAGGATAAAAGAAGAAAAAGAAGAAAATATGAAAATGCAACAAAGAGTATTTGGCACTGCTGGAGGCTTTAAAAACAATCATGATGAAGACGATGACACCAACGAATAGGAGGTGTTGATTTTATGGCAAGAAAACCAATAAACTATTTTGAGAGAAGAAGTACAGAACTTATGCTCCAACTAGAAAAAGGTACAGAGAAGACAATAAATTCATTAATACAAGCATATGAACAGGCAACAAAGAACATAAATATAGAAATCAGTAATATATTTAAGAACTATTCAAAAGATGGAATACTAAGCAAAGAAACATTAGTTAAGATGCTAAATAAAAGGGAAACGGACACATATTATAAAAACTTATTAAATGTAATTAATAATAATATAACTGATGAAGATATAAAAAAGAAATTATTAGCAAAATATAACGCTCCAGCATACAGTTACCGTATTAGCAGATATGAAGCATTACAACAAAATATAGATATAGAATTAAAGAAGTTGGCTAATATAGAACAGCAGATAACAGAAACAAGATATGTAGACACAATAGCAGAAGGTTATTATCACAATATATATGATATTCAAAGAGGAACTGGACTAGGCTTTAGTTTTGCTCAGATAGACAATAGAACAATAAATTTAATGCTAAATGAAAATTGGACTCCCAACCCATTAGCTACTGCATCTAACTTTTCTCAAAGAATATGGAATAATAGCGAAAAGCTAGGTAATTACCTAAGAACTCAACTAACTGCAGATAGCATGAGTGGTAAATCAATAGCAAAGATAAGTAAAGAATTATCAGAATATATGAATGTAGGTCTGTACAATGCAACAAGACTAGTAAGAACAGAAGTGAATCATTTTGCAAACGAAGCGGAGATGTTATCCTATGAAGAACTAGATATTGATAAGTATAGGTATATAGCAACATTAGATAAAGTAACTTGTAAGCATTGTGCTGAACTTGATAATAAAGTATTCAATGTTAAAGATAGAAAGCCACGGCAAAAATTATCCACCAATTCATGCAAACGACAGATGTACAACAGTAGCAGAGTTCGATAGTGAAGTGATAGAAGGACTACAAAGACGAGCGAGAGATGGAAACGAAAATAGTATACTAGTACCTCAAGATATGAACTATCAAGAATGGTATGCTAAATATGTGACAAATAATGATAAGAGTGATATAATAAGTAATATTCCAAATTTCAAGAAATCATTAATAAAAGGACCAGAAAAAATATATAGTAGCAAAGAGATAAAACAAATAGCACAAGAAACAAATATAATAGCAAGTAAATATACTAATAACAAAAGCAAATGGAGTGGGAAAATAATACAAAGTAAGCGTAATATAACAGTTAAGCTTTGGAATTGTAATATAGAAATAGCAAACACCACATCTCCACATGAAATATTACATGAACAGCTTCATGCGCACTCAATTAGTTATTATGACAGAGAAGTTTATAAAAAGCATAGAAAGATAGAAGAAGCGACTGTTGAATTTTATACAAAAGAGATAGGAAAGAAAGAAAATATAATTAATATAAAGTCTGTATATGATGACTGGGTAGAGAACTTAAAAGAAATAAATAATAAGATAAAGATAGAAAAAACAGACTTTAAATTTGCTCAAATATTATTTAACATTCCAGTTAATAAACGAATAGAATTTCTTGAAAATAAAATACAAAACTATTTAATAGATAAATCTATAGATGAAGCGATACAGTTAAATAAACTGATGGAGGTATTATATGACTAACAGAGATTATGTATATAGTTTAATATACCAAACAATATATTATCCAAACGGAAAAGAAGATAAGGTATTAAAAAAGCTATACGATGAAATACAAAATGTTCTTAAAAATGATAAATATATGAATGAAGAAAAGGAATTATTACAAAAACAAGCTCATTTAGAAAGCTTAGTAATGATGTTAGATATTTAAGGAGATGTAAAAATGAAAGACGAAATTTTGAATTTTATGTATGAACTGATAGAGAAAATAAAAGATAGAAACGATAGATTAATAGCTGACTGGGGAAATGAACAAGATGGAGTATTAAATGAGAAACAATATAAAGAGAGAAGAAACAAAGCTAGAGAGTTAGTAGCTAAAATTAAATAATTTATTAATATTTTAAAATTATAAATGTTGGTGAAATCATAGTGGGGCTGATTTTTAAATGAGGAACTAACAGCCAACAATTAAATCAAAGACACAGAAATGTGTCTTATTTTTATGCCTTGAATTTTAGTATTTGAGGTAATTTTTATTACTCATTTACTTGTGAGAATAAACAAAAAGTAACTTTTCGTACTGGTAGCACCAGAATAAAAAAGCTAGAAAGGTAGGACCAATTATGGAATGGTTAAAAGAATTATTAAAAAAGGCAGGAGTAGAAAATGTAGATGATCTAGAAAATAAGATTGCTAAAGAATTACCAAAGCATTTTAAACCTGCAAAAGAATTTAATGAAATTAATGAAGAATTAAAAGTAGTTAAAGAAGAAAAGAAAACATTAGAGGATGACAAAAAGAAAATTGAAGATGAATATAACAACTTCAAAAAAGGCTCTATAAGTCAAACTGACTATGAAGCTAAAAAGAAAGAAATTGAAGATAATTCAAAGGCTGAAATAGATAAAGTAAGACTAGAGAGTAAAATCGATTTAGCAATTAATAATGCTAAAGCAAAAAATGTTAAATCTGTAAAAGCAAATCTTGATTTAGAAAAAATTAAATTAGATGGCGACAAACTTTTAGGATTTGACGATCAAATAGAAGCATTAAAGAAAAGTGATGCTTATTTATTTGAAATAGACAAGAAAGTCGATAAAGGGGTAGATGACAATAACCCTCATAAAAGAAAAGATGAAGGCGGAAGTTATGAAGATGATGAATTAGATAATTTATCAGATGAAGAATACTTTGCACTTCAAGAAAAAAATAATAAATAAGAAGGAGGGCAAAAATTATGCCAAATAAATTATTAACATGTCAAAGAATAGCAAGAGAAGCATTACCAATGCTAGTAAATAACTTAGTAGTACCTGAGTTATTTCATACTGATTATAGTAAAGACTTTGTAAAAGAAGGAGATACAATTCAAGTTGAAAAACCAGCTCAATTTGAAGCTAAAGATTTCAAGGATACAGTAACAATTCAAGAAATCAATCAAAAAAGTGTTCCAGTAGTTATGGATCATATTGCAGATGTATCTGTAGAAATTACATCTAAAGAATTAACATTAGACAGGGTAGCTTTCAATGAAAAGATATTAGCACCTATGATGGAAGCAATTGCTGAGAAAATAAACAAAGAAGGTCTTGAAATGTACAAAAATGTTTACAAAACATTAGGCACATCAGGAACAACACCTTCTACAATAGAAGTAATGGCAAATGCAAGAGGCTTATTAAACAAAGCAAAAGCACCAATGGGAAATAGATATGCTGTATGGGATCCAGATGCAGATGTTAAATTCTCTACAATAGATGCAATTTTACATGCTGAAAAATCTGGAAGTACACAAGCATTAAGAGAAGGTTCTATTGGTAGAATACAAGGATTAGAAAACTTTATGTCTCAACAAGTTGCAGTACATAAAGCAGGTACATTCACAGAAGTTACAACACCAAAAGTAAATGCGAAAGCTGAAACTGGAAGTGAAACTATTACAATTAAAGGTGGAACAGCAGATGAAACATTAGTAAAAGGAGATTTATTATCAGTTGGAGGACAACAATATGTTGTTACAGAAGATGCAAAAGCTAATACTGGTGTAATTACTGTAAAAGTATATCCAGCAGTCGTAACAGAAATTGCTACAGATACAGCAGTAACATTTATAGATAAAACTTCTGGAGGACATGTTGCTAACCTAGTATTTAATAAATTAGCATTTGCTTTTGTATCAAGAGCATTAGCGCTTCCAGTAGATGGAAGAGACTCTTATGTAATTTCTTATAAAGGATTAAATCTAAGAGTTGTTTATGGTTATGATATGCAAACAAAGAAAAATATGCTATCTATTGATACTATATATGGATTTGCACCATTATATCCATCATTAGCAGCAGTAGTATTAGGATAATCAAAGGCAGAGAAATCTGCCTTAAATTTATTATTAGGAGGGTGAAAAGATGGAATGTCCTAAATGTGGAAAAGAATTTTCAGAACCAATAATGCCTTTTCATATTGAAAGATGTGGAAAAGAAAAAGCAAAAAAAACACCACAAGAAAAGAAAATAGAACAAATGAATAAAGAAGAATTGCTTGTTAAAGCAAAAGAGTTAGAAATAGTTATTGAAGATGTAGAAAAGACGACTAAAGCTCAAATTATAGAAATGATAAAAGCAAAAAAAACACCACAAGAGTAGGTGATTTTATGGAATTATTAAAAAAAGTAAAAGAAAGACTTGATATTACAGATGATAAACAAGACAAAAAAATACAAGGTTATATTGATGAAATTACGGATAAAGTAAAATCTGTTTGCAATAGAATAGATTTTCCAACAGAATTAAATTATTTAGCAATTAAATATGCAAGAAATTGTTATATTTATTATAAAAATAAAGATAATTCAAACAATGAACAATTACAAGTAACTAGTGCAAGTGATAATGGGCAAACTGTTAACTTTAAAACAATAGAAAATGTTTCAAAAGATGATGTAGATGTTGATAAAGTAGTTGATAAAAATATAGATGAAATATCAATGTATGCATATATGAGGTGGTAATTATGCAAATATCAAACGAGTTTAAAAAGATAATAGTCAATACTTTCTATGATAAAGAAATAGAAATATGGAGTAATAAAACATTAAAAGATGAAGAAGGAGCAATAGTTGGAGATGGAAAATCAGAAAAAATAGATGAGTTTAAAGGCAACTTTCAATTTTCAACTAAAGAAAAAATAAAACAAGAATATGGTGAACAAATAGAAGCAGATGCAATAATTACTTGTGAAAAAACACTTGCTAAAGAAAAAGATACATTAATTTATCTAAGAAATAGAACACACTTTGAATTATCAAGATATACACATGAAGAATTATCACAATTAACAAATGCAGAATTGCAATATTATATGTATGAATTTGAAATTGTATCAGTAATTCCGAGTGATAGTCATATAACAATACTTGCGAAAGGAGTGTTGTAAATGTCTAGTTTAGAAGGATTAGATGAATTACTTGCTAATCTAAGTGGGTTAGGTGGTAATGTAAAAGAAAGTTGTAAGAAAGGAATTGAACGAGGAGCTAAAAAGATACAAAAGAATGCCAAGCTTTTAGTACCAGTTGACACAGGTCATCTTCGCAATTCAATAAAAACAAAATCAGAAGTAACACAAGATGGAGCTGAAGCACAAGTGTTTGTTGGAGTTGAATATCGGAGCTTATGTTGAATTTGGAACAGGACAAAGAGGAGCTTCAAGTCATGTTGAAAAGCCTGATGGAACAAGTATAAATTATAATGCAAGAAAAATGGGACAAATTGCACAACCATATATGACACCTGCATATCTTCATGCAAAAAATACAAGAGAAGTAGAACAAGAAGTAATGAAGTCAATACAACAAGATATAAAGAAAATGGAGCGTGGTAAATAATGATTAATTTAAAGCCACAAATATATGAAAAATTAAAAGAAATCTCAGATGTTGAGGTTTCTTATTATTATCCACAAAAGTGGAATAATTTAGATAAAAAACCTGCTGTTTCTTACTATGAAATAGATAATTCTGTTTCAAGTAAAGCAGACGATGAAGAATATAGCAGTAATATTGCTATTCAAATAGATATATGGGCTAAAAATCCAAGTAGATGTTCTAAAATAGCTATTGAAGTAAATGAAAAGATGGAAGAATTAGAATTTGAAAGGACATTAGCAGTAGATTTATTTGAACAAGAAACAAATATATATCACAAAACAATACGTTTTGAAAAAGAAGAAATTTTAGAATAAAGGAGAGGTTTTAAATGAGAAAATATTTAAAAGGATTTAGTAAATTAAGTGTATTCCCTTTATTAGAGAATACAGAAGAAAGCTACAAAGTAGGAGAAAGAATACCTGTAATTTCTGCACAAAAATTATCTAAAGAAGAGCAAGCAGAGGAAGAAGAAATACTTGCAGATGATGAAGTATGGGATACAGACACTGATGTGACTGGTGAAGATGTAACAATTACTTTAGCAGAATTGTCAAACGAATTAAGAGCGCAATTAAGAGGTGGGACATACAACAAAGAAACAAGAACATATAGATTTAGTAAAGGTGATGTTGCTCCTGAATTAGCTTGTTCTTATAGGGGGTTATTAGCAGATGGAACTTATAGAATGTGGAAACAATATAGATTTAAGGTATCAAAAATTAAGATGGATTTAGAAACAAAAGGTAGCGGAAACAAGAGTGGAGTAGAAGTTACTGGTAAATTTCTTAATAGAGCTTGCGATGGTGCTTTCTATGATATTCAAGATACAGAAAAAGGAAATGAAGATTTAACTTGGTTAGATACAATTTCAGCAGTACCTGAGGTAACAGAAGACTTATCAAAAATGACAAAAGAGCAATTATTAGCTAAGGCTACTGAATTAGGAGTAACAACAGTTACTAACAGTAATACAAAAGATGAAATAATTGCAGCAATTCAAGCAAAATTAGCTGAATAAATGGAGAGTAGAAATACTCTCTTTTAAATTTATATAGGAGGATAAAAAATGCCAAAAAGTAATGAAGAAAAAAGTTTAGCAGTAAAAAGGATTGTACATGGTATAGAAATTAGAAAAATGCCTTGCGGAAAGTATTTTGAGGCTCTACAAACTTTAAAGGATTTACCAAATGACTTTATAAAAGAATTATCAGAAGGCGAGAAGAATTTTAAATTATCAGAAATGTTTACTATGGAAAATATAATGAATTTAGTAACTAAATTATTAATTGTATTTCCAAGCTTTACGTTTAAATTTTTGTCAAGATTAACTGAAATTGATATAGATACTCTTGAAAATAAGCTTACACCAAAAGAAGTAGTAGATATTATAAAAGAATTTTGGGAGATTAATGAACTAGAAAGTTTTTTCGAACAAATGAAGCCGATTATAATAAAGAGTTTAACGTTAATTGGCTTCAAAGAACAATAGCTATATGTATTAAATTAGGAATTAGTAAAAAAGCATTTATGGAAGATTACTACATAGATGAAATACCAATTGTTATAAACGAATATGCAGAATTAAATAAAATGACTAACAAAGACGAAGAAGAAGTTGGGGCAGAAGATTTTTAATGCTTCTTGCAATATTTGGAAATGTAATGTAAAATATTGCAAGGAGGAAAATAAAAATGTGGTTTGGAATATTATTTTTTGGAGTAATAATTATATATATAATATGGGCAATTAATTATAATATAGAGGAATCTCAAAAAAAGAAAAAAGAAAACAATAATATTAATGAAAAAGGAAAGCAATATAATGCAAATTATTCTACAAAAACAAATCATATATGTGGATTACCATTATCAGAAAATTCAGAATGTATAATACATTTATGTAATAATGAAATTATAATTGAAGGTATAGGGAATATTTTTAAATTACAAAAGTGTAGAATATTAGATATGAATATAAAAACATCAAAAGAAGTACAAAATTCTATTAGTGGAGCAGTTGGAGGAGCAATATTATTTGGAGCAATAGGAGCATTTATAGGAGGCAGTTCAACAGAATTTCATAGATTTTTTATAATTATATATAAAAATAAAGAAAACAAAGAACAATGTATTAGTTTCGATATAAAAGATAATACAAAAACATTAAAAGCAATTTATGATTATATAGAAGACTTTAAGAATGATATAAAAGAAAAAGATGAAATTGAATTATAATACAAAAAATACTTACTTAGGTAGGTATTTTTATTTTGAAAATAATAAAATAACAAACAAAAGTATCAAATTAAATTTTGGTACTTTTTTATTTGTAGAAAGGAGGAAAATATGGCAAGTGAAACGCAGATAGGTAAACTAGTAATTGATTTACAAATTAGAGCAGAGGCACTAGAAAAAGGACTAGAAACAGCAAAGAAGAAAATTCAAGAAATGGAGCAACAAAATGAGCAATTAAAAAACAGCAATAATAGTTTAGATGCTAGTTTTATAGCAATATCTGCTAGTATAGTAGCATCATTACATAAAATTAAATCAGCAGTAGATGAGGGAGTAGACAAATATAATACATATGTAAATAGTATGAAGGCTTTACAAAAAACAGCAAAGGCAACAGATAATTCTTTTGAAGAAGTTAAAAATACTATAGAAGATGTAAACAAATTAAAATTAATGGATGATGCTGATGTAACTGCATCTACGAAAAATTTATTAACTTATGGATTTACAGTAAAACAAACAGGCGAAATTTTAAAAGTTTTGCAAGATGCTGCAGTTGGAAACAGACAAGCCAATTATACTTTGTCAGAAGCTGTAAGAGTAACAACAGAACGGTATTAGAATGGAAAATTCTGTACTTTCAGATGCTGCAGGTGTGCAGAAAAATATTTCTAAAATGTATGAAGAACACGCACAAAGCATAGGAAAGTCAACAAATGAATTAACACAAGCTGAAAAAGCACAAGCAGTATATAACGGAATTATGGCTGAGGCTTCAATGTTTATGGGTTCGGCAGCAGAGATGGCAAATGGTTATCAAGGACAACAAGCTCAATTGAATGCGGTTAATTTAGAAATGTCTAGGACTCTTGGAGAAAGTATGATACCGACTTTAACGCAATATAGTACTTTACAATTATTTATTACAAAAGGATTAACAGAATTTATAAAAAATCATAAAGGAGCAACAAGCGGAATAGTAACATTTACAACAACATTACTAGCAACGATTGTAGCTTTGACTGCTATAAAAAAAGCTATAACAGCATATAAAGCAGCAGCTGCAGCTGCTGAAATGACGACAAAAGCTTTTACAGCTTCACTCTTAATAAATCCAATTACATTAGTTGCAGCAGGATTGGCTGCAGCAGTAGGTATTTTTGCTTCATATAATACATCTTTAGCAGAAAGTACATCAGCTGAGGAAAAAAAGAGTGAAGTAGTAAAAGTTTTAGCAGAAAGACAATTAACATATAATGATGTTTTAAAAGGAACAATAGAATTAAATCAACAAAATGCTGATGAATTAAAAAATACTACTGATAAAATAAAAGAATATATAGATGATGTTAACAAGTATAATCAAAATTTGTCAGAATTAAAAACGTTAGAACCAAATACAGAAAATTATGAAGAAAAAGTTAAAAAGATTAAAGAAGAAAATAATAAATTAAGAAAAGATATAGTAGACTTATCAGAAGAATTTAAAAATATGTTTACTTCAGATATTACATTTGAAGACTTTGAAGGTTTAAAAGGAAGTGAAAATGTTTTTGACAGTATTTTTGAAGGCTCCAAAAATGCAAGTAAAGGGATAAATGAATTTGATAAGATTTTAGGAAAAAGTATAATCTCCACAAAAAAAATGAGTAAGTATCTAGGAGAATATAGTGAAAAGACAGATGAAACAAATGCTATGTTAAATATTAAAAATGCAATGGAATTAGATGTTGTTAGAACTCAACAACAAGAAGCAGCAGAATTAGAAAAAAATGTTAGTAGAATGCAAAAATATTTAAATATAGTAAAGAAAGGAAATACTTCAACTAAAGAATATCAAAAAGCAGTAAAAACATTAGCTACAGCATATCCAGAAGCAGTAAAGAAAACAGCAGATGGACAAGAGTTAGTAATAAAAAGAGTAGAAGATTGTATAACAGCAGAAAAAGCTAAAGCAGACCAATCATGGAATACATCTCAAACGACTATAAAAGGTAATATACAAACAATAGAAAGTTTTATAAAATTAGCAAATGCAGCTAAAGACGATACAGTATTACAACAACAATTAGCAAATGCAATAGGAATGAGTTACGAGAGAATAATCCCAACTTTAACAAGTGTACTAAATATTCTAAATGCAATAGGTTCTAATACACCATGGGCAGTATTGGAACCAAAGAAAAATACATCAGTAAAAATACCCAAAACGTCAACAGGTGGCTCTAAAGGTTCTAAAGCATCAAAATCATACGAAAATAAGAAACTTGATAATTATAAAAAACTAATAGAATATAAGAAGTCATTAGATAAAATAAGTTTGCAACAAGAAATTAAAATGTATCAAACAGCACTAAATAAATATGCTAAGACAACAGATGAAAAAAGAGAATTAAGAACAAAAATCTATGAACTTAATAAAGAACTAGCACAGAAAGAAAAAGATTTACTAGATAAGCAAACAGAAGACTACGAAGTATACATACAAAAACAAAAAAACTTAAGAGGTTCTGCTTATGACTTAACAGAACAAACAAAAGATTATGACAAAATTATAGCAATGCACCAAAAATATTTAAAAAAGATAATGAAAGATAAAAGACTAAGTTTAGATGAAAGAAAAGAGCTATATAGAGAAGAATTACAAACAGTAAGAGATTATGAACAACAAAAAAGAGACTTAATGGTTGAACAAGTAGATAATACAGTATCACAATTAACAGATGCTATAACTAAACAATTAGAAGAAGCTCAAGAAAGAGAAAAAGAAGCAATAGATAAAAACTTAGAAGAAGTAGAAAAGTGGAAAGATGCAAGAATAGATGCAATAAATGAAGAATATGACGCAAGAATTGAAGCAATAGAAAAAGAATTAGAAGCATTAGATAAAGCAGAAAAACAAAAAACAAGAGATGAAGAAGATGCAGAACACGAAAAGAAAAAGAAACGTTTAGAAGAACTAATTGCATTTGAACATGATGCTACTACAAAAGCTAATTATCAAAAAGAATTAGATAAGTTATTAGAAGAATATCAAAAAACATTAGATAAAAGAGCTTTAGATGATAAGAAAGAAGCATTAAATGAACAGAAAGAACTACTAAAAGAAGAACAAAATAATAAAACTCAAGCTATTGAAGATGAAGCAGAAAAACAAAAAGAAATATACGAAACTCAACTTGAAGAACTAGAGAAATACTATGACGAACAAACAAAGAAAGCTCAAGAAACAGCAGAAAAGATGTTGTTAAATGTACAGAAAAATCAAGACAAAATATTAGAATTATTAAAAAAATATGGTGATGCTTACGAAATAACAGGACAAAGCCTGGGTGAAAAAATTGCTCAGGGAATAGACAAAGGGCTTACTAATAAAATCAAAGGTATAATACAAAAAATACAAGATACTATTGATGCAAATATAGAAGCTAAGGTAAAAGAATGGACTAGGTCAAATTATAAATATGAAGCAAGTGCAAATAAACCTAAGCAGACTAACATAAATATAACACAGCAGAACTATATTGAACAAAATCCAGAAATGCCAAGTGAAACTTATAGAAAGTTAAATAATATAAGCGAGAAATTGGCAGAAGAAATTGAAGGATTGTAGGTGATGAAATGCAAAAATTAGAAGTGATTAACATGGGATTAAATGAAAGTGTGATATTTGATAGCGTAGGAAATCCTGACGAAGATATATTATTAAGTCATATAGAAGGATTAGGACACCCTCGGAGGTACAAGTCAAAAATCTCAGCGGAGTAAATCAAGATGGTTGTAATAGTGAAGATACTTTATTAGACGCAAGAGTAATAAAGTTAGATATTACTATTAGAACTAAAAATAGACAAAAATTATATGAATTAAGACGTAGAATTATGAGAGTTATTAATCCAAAAACATATAATCAAAAAACACGGCAAAAGAGGAGAATTACTGATTTATTATACGAATGATTATAAAAAATATAGAATATATGGAAAAGTTGAAGATAGTGCAGATTTTAACGATAGAAAGAAAAATCGTGATAAAAGTACTATCTCTTTTTATTGCGAAGACCCTTATTGGCTAGATGATAAAGGTGTGAATATAGATATTAAATCCGTAAAAGGTGGTCTGAAATTTCCGATAAAATTTCCAAACAAATTTGCTTTATTATCGTTTTATAAAGAAATAGAAAATGAGGGAGATGTAGAAGCACCTGTGCAAATAAAATATATCGGACCTGCGAAAAACCCTCGAGTCACTAATGAAACTACGGGAGAATTTATACAAGTAAATATGGAAATTGGAGAAAAAGAAAGATTAGTAATTGATACAAGGGAAGGAAAAGAAACAGTAAATCTTATAACACCTCATCGGAATACAAGATGTATATAATAAAATAGATTTAAAATCTACGTTTTTTAAATTGATAATAGGAAAGAACTTAATTAAGTATAGTTCAGACATTGAAGGTGCAAAAGATAGAGTAATTATAAAAGACTACACTAATAAGTATGTAGGTGTTTAATATGAATTGTATAGAAATTATAAATACTAATTTTGAACTTTTACGGCATCATTACTAATTTTGAAAGTCTAATATGTGTGTGGAACTATTATGAATGTGGAACTTTTGAATTAACTATAAATAAAAATAAAGCTAATACTAATAAATTGAAAAAAGATAATATGCTAATAGTTAACAAAAGAGATGATAAGATACTTTTAATAGATAAAGTAGTTACTACGACAGTAAAAAATAGTAAAACTCTAAAGATTACAGGAACTTGCGTAAAAGGAATAACTAAAAGAAGAATAGTAGCAACAAATGGGTACGATAGAGTAACAGAAGATTATGCAGAAAATGTACAAAAACACTATTTAAAAAATCACATAGTAGAAACATATTACGATAATCTCAGAACTCCCGAACGTGATATTTCATGGGTAAAAATAGTACATTCTCAAAACAGAGGTGTAAAAACAGTATGGCAAGCAAGACTAACTAATTTACATGATGAACTAAAACATATAAGTGAAGATACTGGACTTGGTTGGTATGGATACTTAGATAGAAATGAGAAATGTATTTATTTTGATAGTATAAGAGGAACAGACAGAACAATAAATCAATCAGAAGACCCGACAATACATTCAATGCTTGCTAAATTTACACATGAAGAATTACAGGCATATACACATGAACAACTTGAAGGACTAATAAAACATCCATACATAATATTCTCAGAAAAAAAGAAAAATCTTTTAGAAGGAAAAACAACAGATGATAGCACAAATTATAAAAATGTGGGATATTGTGCAGGAAAAGGAGAAAATGAAGATAGACTTATAACTGTAATAGGGGAAGCAACAGGTTTTAATAGACGAGAAGTTTATATTGATTTAAACAGTATGGAAGACCCTGACGAGTTAAATCGAGAAGGAAAGAAAAAACTTGATGAATATAAGATTATTCAGAGTATTGAAGGAAAAGTGTATCAAATACCTAATATGGAATGGGAGAAAGACTTTTTTTTAGGTGATGTAGTAACACTTGAAAGTGATGGAATATATGAGGATAAACGTATAATTCAAGCTAAAGAAATATATGAAAGAAATAATAAAACAGTAGAATTAGGTTTTGGTGATAAAGTACCAACTTTGGGAGAAAAGATTAAAAAAGCAATAACAAAACCTATTCAATAAAAAATAAATTTAGAAAGGAGAAAAAAGAATGTCAAATGTAATGGTATTAAATAGTTTTCCATTCGATTATCAAGAAGTTTTAAATGCTGAAAGTGGTCAAATGGAAGCTGACAGAGAATATGATGCAGAAAGATATAGAAAATATTTTGCGAAATTTCTATCAAATGGAGTTTATTTTCGGAGAATATAAAGGATATAAAGAACAATCAATGAAAGTAAGCTCAGACGGAGGAATGAATATCAGTGTTGCAAAAGGTGCAGGATTAATAGAAGGTTGTGATTTTGAAAATGAAGCAGAAAGAATTTTTACATTAGAAAGACCAATTTCAGGAGAAAGAATTGATAGGGTAGTTGTAAAATTTGATAAGACATTAGATACTAGAGAAACACAGCTATACATAAAAGAAGATGATACTTCATTGCAAAGAGATAACAATACTTATGAAATATGTTTAGCTGAAATAACAGTTAGAAGTACGTCAAATATCACTGATGAGGATATAGTTGATACAAGATTAAATAAGGAACTTTGTGGGATAGTAAATTCTTTAATTACTGTAGATGGAGAAGAATTGTATAAGAGATTTAAAGAAAAAGTTGATAAAACAGTAGAAAGTTTAGTAAGAAAAGACCAAGATTGTGTTATTGATGGAACAGTAACAGCGAACGCATTTTTAGGAAATTTAGAAGGAAATGTAAAAGGTAATGCAGATACATCGAATAAATTAAAACAAAGTAGAAACATAAAATTACAAGGAGCAGTACAAGGAGAAGCACAATTTGATGGTTCAAAAGATGTAACAATAGAAACAACAGTAGTATCTAATGTTGCTGTAATAGATAAAAGAATAATTGGAAGTCCAACAAGATACTCAATTGACTTTCCAGAACGGTTTTAATGCTGACAATACAATTATAGTTTCTATTGCAGTAGATTTAGCTTCGAATAATTTTAAGCCAGAAGAAGAACAATTTTGGTGGACTCATGCTAGAGAAGAAATAGGCGATTTTCATCACCCTGTAGCAATTGCAACTATGTCACAATACGGAATAAACTTACAAAATTTTATGTTTGAAGATAATAATAACGGATATAATTATAGAATAGTGATTATGAGAAGATGAAAGGAGAAGTAAAATGGCAGAATACACAGAATTTTATAACTTAAAGAAACCGACTCAAGACGAGAATTACAATGTAGAAGTAGCTAATAAAAACAATGATATAATAGATGTTGCTTTACAGTCAAAACAAGAAAAAATACCACGGAAAAGGCTTATCTAGCAATGATTTTACAAATGAATATAAAAGTAAAATACAAACAATTGATGAGTGTAATAATAATTTAGTAGAAAAATCGAATATGTTAGAAACTAAAATTAATAGTAATATTGATAAAATAAAAGAAATAAAAGAAAATCAGGATAACTTAAAACAAAATTTTGAAAACTTAGAAACATTAAAAAATGAAGTAGTACAAGAAAAAGAAAGTATGCAAAATTTAAAAGATACAGTAGAAAGAAAACTAGAAAACGGAGAGTTCAATGGTAGAGATGGAGCAAGAGGTGAGAAAGGCGATACAGGAGAAAAAGGTGATACAGGAGCAAAAGGAGATCCGTTTCTATATGAAGATTTTACAGCAGAACAATTAGCAAGTTTAAAAGGTGAAAAAGGAGACAAAGGGGAACAAGGCATTCAGGGTATTCAAGGTTTAAAAGGAGAGACAGGAGAGAAGGGTGACACAGGAGAAAAAGGAAATGATGGATATACACCGCAAAAAGGTATTGATTATTATACAGAAGAAGACAAACTAGAATTGAAATCTGAAATAGAAGAAAATTTAAGCAATCAAATACTTTTGAAAAATATGATTTTCAATACTGTTGAAAGTGAAAGTATAGATATAGATGATGCTTATACTTATAACAAAAATAGTCTAAAGATTTATGGTAATATTAAACAAACACCTGTACCAGACCCAACATCTTTATCTGAAATACGAACAGTCAAAGAAAATATTCATTTTTACAAATGTAGTAAAAATCAGTTTAATTTTAATAAGATACAAACAGTAAATACAGTATCAAAAAATGAAAACGGAAGTTTTGAAAGTAGTAAGCCTGCAAATTCAATATTAATCGGTGTAAACTTTGAAAGTGTACCTTATGAGGGATTAAAATTGAATAAAGATAATTACTATCTTCAATTTAAAATAAAAACTAATGCAAATGTAACTTTAAATAATTTATTTATTTGTACTAGAAACAAAGAAAATACAGCAAACAATATAGGAAAATCGATAAATAAAGAAATAAAAGCTAATACAGAAACGATTATAGAAACTAAATTTGAATTAACAGAGCTTAAAGAAAAAGTTGGTATAGTTGCTTACTTATCAAGTTCAGTAGATTTTACAGTATATGACGTAATGATATGTAAAGATATTAATGATACAAAATTTGAAGAATGTAAAGAAAACGATTATACACTGGCAGTTCAAAAAGAAATGTTTACAGGAGATTATTTTACAAAAGATGAAGAAGTACATTGTTGGAAAAAACATGAATTTATAGGTACTGAAGCAGGTTTTAGTATGCAAGAATATGAAACAGCACTTAAGAATGTATATAGCTTTAGAATGCACTTAGGAAATGGTCTAATTAAAGGAATGAAAGTTTGTTCAAATTATTTTGAAGAAAAAGAAGTTTTATTTAATAAAGATATTACTGGAATGAAATGTGCTGAAAATGCTTCTATTGATTTTCATATACAGAAAGAATTACTTGAAGATGGAACAATACAGAGTTTTAAAGCATGGCTAAAGCAAAAACATGATGAAGGAAATCCAGTTATAGTTTATTACAAGTCAGAAGAAGAGGAAAAATTACTATTAACGGAAGAACAGAAAACAGTAATTAATAATTTATATAATAAATTTGAACTAATAGAAGGAATAAATCACATATATAGTGATGATGAGGTAAGTCCAATTTTCAGTTTAAATTATATGCAAAGTAATAAAATCTTAAATCAAAAAATGAATGAAAAAATAAAAAATATAGAAAGCAGATTAGCTTTATTGGAGGTGTAATAATATGACAATAGTAGAAAAATCAAGTAATAGAAAGAAAGTAGCGATATTAGAATTGGTCAAAAATGGAGAATATTCAGTAGCTTATGCGTTAAATAGAGTAGAGGAACTACACGATAATAACAAACTAACTGACACAGATTACGAAGAAGTTGCTACATACTTGGAGAACTTAATAAGTGAAGAAACAGAGGAAAAAATTGAAGAAGGAGAATAGATATGGCAGAAACTATAATAATATCAGTAATAAGTTTTATAGGAACTTGTGTAGGAACAATTGGAGGAATATTAGCAAGTTCTAAATTAGTAAATTTTAGATTATCAGAATTAGAAGAAAAAGTTAAAAAACATAATAATATAATAGAAAGAACTTATATTTTAGAAGGAAAAATGACAGAGGTAGAACATGATATCAGAGATTTAAAAAATATACAATAAAAATTATATTAACAAAAAATAAAAACGTCTTAAAAACGATTGTAAAAGCTCGTTTAAAGACGTTTTATTAATTTTATAGAAAGAAAAGAGGAAAAGTTATGAAAAAGAAAATATTAATAGCAAGTGCATTTATATTATCGATTGCAATGTGTTTTTGTACAATATTTATAAATGATGAAAAAGTAAAAGAAAGTATTTCAGAAACTCAAAATATTATATACAACGAAATAGAGAAACAAGATGTAGTAGTAAGTGATGAAACAAAAAATACAGCAGAAAATACAATAGAAGCAGTAAAGAAAGATGAACAATTAGATACAACAAAAACTATAACAAATGTAGAAGAAAAAGAACTAGAAACTGATGCAGTAGTAGAGCAAGAAAATATTAGCTACAACGGAGATATAAAAAGCGACGGAATAAAGTTACTAGGAGCATATCAGGGTTTAACATATTATTCTCAAGCCGACAAAAGATGGGCTAATCAATTATATACATCAAGCAATAATAAAAGTCAGACAATGAAATCATCAGCTTGTGGACCAACATCGGCAGCAATGGTTGTAACAGCCTCAAAGGGTACAATACTACCAACAACAATGGCTAAATTATATGTTGATAATGGATATAGAACAAAGTCAAATGGAACGGCTTGGAGTGCATTTTCATTTACAGCTGATTATTTTGGATTTAAAGAGTATCATACTACTTCAAGCTATAATACAGCTATGAAATATTTAGATAATGGATACTATGTAATTTCAGCGTGTGGAAATGGTCTTTTCACAACATCAGGACATTATATATTCTTGACTTCATCTGATAAAAACAATATTAAAGTATATGACCCTTATCTGTACAATAATAAATTTAATACAGCATCAAGAAAAAAAGCAAATGTTAAAGTAAACAAAAATACAGTAACAGTAAGTAAAACTAATTTCAAAAAGTATGCAAATGTAAAACAATATTTTATTTTTAGTAATGATAAAGGCTCTGGAAATACGAAAAAAATCGTAAAGAAAACTGTTACAAAAAGCACAGTAGGAAAGAAAAAGACATTAAAAAGTAATTGTATATTATATTCTAAAAAGAATTTAAAAGGAAAGAAATATACATATAAGAAAAATACTAAAGTTAAAATATTAAAGAATATAAATAAGAATGTAGACTATGTACAAGTAATTGCAACTAAGAGAAAGGCATATATTAACAATAAAAATTATAAGTAATTTGAAATAAAGAATTTTATATGTTATTATTGAAACATAAAATAAAAGAGGAGAAAGTATGGAAAGAGTAGTAAACGAATTAATAAAAGAACTATTATCATATACGATAATTAAATTATTTTTCATATTAGGTATAATAGCAATAGTTATATATATAATTTCAATAATAATTAAATTAATAAAAAATAAAGCTAGAGTAGATTAAATTCTATTCTAGCTTTTATCATATTTATCTAAAATCGGTTTAAAGTATTTTTCTTCGGCTTCTTTTCGAGCCTTTATAGCGTCTTCTAAAATATCAAAATATCCAACATGAAATGACTTTTTATTAACTTGTATTCTAACTCTATATCTTCCATTAATAATAGAAATACCTCTATAACCAGTCGAATTACTTTTTATAGTTTTACTAGAATTAATTTTAAGTAAAGTGTTATATTGCTCTCTTCTTGAACTTTCATTTAAAAATCCTTGTTTACAACCGCAAGTTTTAACATTACCATTTAAGACTTGCGTAAATACAATTTCTTTAATGTTTCCACAATCACACTTAAATAAAGCTAATTTAGAATTGCGCTTATCAATTTTGCGTAAATTTTTTATTAAAGTTAAATGATAGAATTTTTTTTCAATATAATCATCTATATTATATCCTCTCATATTAATTCTTCTTTCTAATAATAATTTCTTTTTTATTTTCATCATAAATCAGTATAATTTGTTTATTGTTTTCATCTATACCCATTTTTTTAAGAATAGATGACGGAAGAGTAATCCTTTTAGTTATACTTCCACTCCCAGCTTTATTAAAAGAAATGTTTAGTATACGTTCTTCCATAAAATTCACCTCTATTTTATTAATTTTAATACTTCTTCTAATTTATTCTTAATATCTTCATCATCGATAATATTCATAAAATCTTTTGTTTTACCAGTATAAAGAATATTTGTACATTTAGCAACAACTTCACCATCATGTCCAAAACCTTTGTCTATTCCTTCAAATATGTTAATTTCTTCATAATCATTAATTGGATGAGTTTTTATATAATTGATAAATTCCTCAATTCCGTCTTCTGTTAATTCAAAACAAGAACAACCATCTAATATATATCCTAATTCTTGAGCATATTCATAAATTCTATCATCTAATTCTTGTCCTTCTAATTCTGAATATTCTTCTTGAAAATTTTCTGAAAATTTATCTAAACAAATATCGTACCAACCTGCAAATCCACTTGTATGTTTAGCTCCTTTAAAACCATCTTTATTATCAAATCTAAAATATAACATTTTTAATTCCTTCTTTCTCTTAACTTAAATATATTATAAATGACGTGACGTCAAAAGTCAATACTTTTCTAAAATATTTTTCAAAAACTTTTAAATTCTTACAGTATCAACGACCCTATAAGCTAATTTTAATATATGAATAAAAAAAATTAAATATCACAAACTATTAATATGATAGTTTTTCATATAAAAGAGATTAGAATTAAAAAGAAATTAAGTTTAAGAAAATTAGCCGAATTAAGTGGAGTATCTAAAAGTTATTTGAGCGAATTAGAAAATAACTTAAAATGTCCAACTATTCTAACACTTTGTAAAATAGCTGATGCTTTAGATGTTAAAGTTGAAGATTTATATACTTATAAAAAATAAAAAAAATTTAGCGATTTTTTATCTATGAAAGTCGCTATTTTTACGTCTTTTTTAAAAAACATAGTATCCGATAATGTCCTTCTTAGCGAACTGCCGTAACTTTTTCGCGAGTTAGGAAATATATATTATATAAGGAAAAAATAAAATGTATGCGAGGAGATGTAAAAATGAACAAACAAATAAACGAAGAAATAATTGAAACAATTAAAAATGAATTAAATTTAAAAGAAAGAATATTATTAAAGATTTTTCCTAAAACATTTATAAAAGTATATAATATTTCAAGAGTTAACTGTTTTAACAGCATATATAGAAATTAATGCAATAAGTAATGCAGTAGAAGAAATTTTATACATATAAGCAAAATGTATATAAAGTGAAAATCTAATAAAATCAATAAATAAAATATATTGATGTATATTTAAAAATATATAAAAGTGTTTAATTTAGACTATTCAAGACAGAACCCGGCTTATAGACTTACTTAAAAAAAGCTAGAAAATAAAGGTTTTCGCCCATTTTCTAGCTTTTATTTTTTTATAAAATATATAAAAGTAATGCAGTAGTAATGCAGTAGCTATTAATTTATTTTTTTTAATTCTTTAATTATAAAGTTATTAGAAACAGAAGTATATACATCTGATGTTATAGTACTTCCTTTAACGTGTCCTACTAAATTTTGAATAACATTTTGATTTATTCCATTTTCAACACATCTAGTAATAAATGTATGTCTTAATCTATGCGAATGTAAAGATGTAACTGTAATTTTATATTTATTGTTTAATCTTCTTAAATAATTATTAATTTCACTTGGAGTAATATAATTTTGACCTATATAATCCCAAAATAACAAACCATAAATATTACTTGTTTTAGATTTAGAACTTGATATTTCTTTTATTATTGATAAGACTTTTTTTGTCATCGGAAAAGTTCTTTTTCCAGTGTCAATACCAGTTATTTTTTTAAAAGTTTTTGTGTGTTCTCCCATTATTACATTGTATTTATCATCTTGCGTAAGAGTACGATATACAGTAATTGTATTATTTTTAAAATCAATACAATCATTGCTTAAAGCAAGACATTCTCCAATTCTCATACCAGTATATAATTGAAGAAGTAGAATATTTCTAAATTTATGTTCTTTTTCTTCATTATTTAAAATACTAACGAATTTAGTTTCCTCATCTAATGATAATGCTTCAACCTTTTTTTCTGGTCGTTCTGAAATTGGTTTTTTTAAAGTTTCATCTAACATTATATTATATGATATTTTTCTTCTAGCAGTAGCAATTTGAAATGTTTTAATAATATATGACCAAATTCTACTTATAACAGCATTAGAATATTTTCTAATATTTTTTTTACTACTTTCAATATCTTTAATGCTTATTTTTTGAATAGGTTTATTTATAAAATTTTCACAAGTTTTTTTTATTTCATTAATAGTTGCTAATTCTCTACAATATGACCTATCTGAAGTAATACCATCAATATGTTTTTGCTCAATATGTGTTTCTAATATAGATATAAAAGTATCATTGTTTTTTTCTATATAAGTACCGCTGTTTAAGCTATTCTTGACTTCTGTAACTCTAGCTTTAAAATCTTTTGTACTTTCATTTTTTCTTTGTTTCATTGTTTGCCTTTTTCCAGAAGTATCGTAATATTGAAATATCCAACAATTTAATGTTTCACTTTTATATAATGTTCCCTCACCATTTCCAACTTGTTTAGTTTTCTTATTTTTTCTTTCCATAAAAAAATACCTCCATTTTTAATAATTTTATTTTTACTATTGAAAATAGAAGTATATTTATATTATAATATAAATATAATCTCTTTCGATAGTGATTATGTGTGAGAAATATGTACTGTGTCGCAAACTAGTAAACATATTTCTCTTTTTTATTTATTGTATTAAAATTCTCTTTTTAATTGTCTCACAACTCCAATAATAGTTACAGGAATTGTTTTCATTTCGTCATAAGTAAATATTAGTGGCTCGTAAGAAAGATTAAAAGGCTGCAATAAAATACTGTTTTCATTTTTTTTACCTTTTTTTATTGTAGCTTCATCACCATTAATAATTGCAACTACTATATCACCTGTTTCAAAGTCATTTTGTTTTTTTACTATAACGATATCATCTTCAATTAAAACAGGGGACATACTATCACCATGAACTTTTAAAGCAATAAAGTCTTTTCCATCTCCAACAAGAGATGTTTCAACTTCAATAGTTCCTTGCCAATTTTCCTGAGCAAGATAATCATAACCTGCTTTTACTGTTCCTAAAATTGGAATAGCAACAACAGGATTACCAAACTTATCTGTTTTTATTTGTTTTTCATATTCTATTAAATCTGCATATCCTGCTTTAACATATAAATCTAAATAATCAACATTATATACTGGAGCAAGTTTTTTTAATACAACAGCACTAGCACGTCTATGACCGTTTTCTACAAGAGACAAGTAACTATTAGAAACTTTAGATAATTCATATACTTCTCTTGTAGATAATCCTTTAGCCTCTCTTAATTTCTTTAGATAAGCTCCCATTTCCTTAAGAGACATTTCCATAAGTTTTCCTCCATTTCATAAATATATTATAATATGTTTGATTACAAATGTAAAGTTTTTTTAAAAAGTTTTTTAAAAAGTGTTGACAAATGAAATCTATATGATAAAATGCTTTCAAATGAAAACAGAAAGGAGAAATAAAAGTGGCAAATAGAATAATTATATTAAGAGATGCAGATATGTTTAGGGATATTATTACAAAGACTGGATTTTCTTACAGAAAACTAGCAAAGGAAGTTGGTTGTTCTCAAACACAAATAAGTTTAATTGTAAATGGAGAAAGAAATCCAAGTGCAGAAACAGCAGTAAATATATGTAGAATATTAAACAGACAGTTTGACGATATTTTTTATATCAAAAGTGATTTCAAAAGAAATCAAATATAATTGCGGCACAGTACAAAAAGAAAGAAGGTGAGAAAATGGAAGAATTAAAAGAAATAATATCAACAGCAGTAGAGCAGGGTGTTAAAAATGCACTGGCAAATATGAATATAGGAAATGCAACAATAAACGGAAAAGACCCAAACGAATTGCTAACAGTAGAACAAGTACATGAAGAATTTAATATAGGTGTAAATAAAGTAAGAGAAATGTTTAAAGACCCCGAATTAGGAGCTCAGAAATATACAAGACCATTTAAAGTACTAAGAAAATCAGTAAACAATTATATAAGTGTAAATCGTGATTATTTAAAAGAAAATTAAAGGAGGTGAGATAAATGGAAGAAGAAATAATAAAAAACACTGTTACATTAACATTAGAAGATTATATGGCATTATATGAAAAATCAAAACTATCAAATAAAGTGACAGAAACTATCGTAAATATAGTGTTAAACTCTTGTGAATTAAACAGTAAAAAAGATGGATTAAATTTAGACTCATACGATTTAAGAAGTAATAAAATCTTAAGTGTAATTAAAGAATATTTTTCAGAAGATTACGAAAAAACAATAAAAGAATTAAAAGAAATGGAGGACTAAAATAATGAAACTTATACAAATGATAATAGTAACGTCTACATATTTAATATCAGCAATAGCAATTATGATATTTATACAAGGATTTGTATATCAAGCAAGTGGAAAAAGAGTAAGCATTTGGAATTACTTAGTAAGCTTATTTCATGAATTATTATATGAAACAGTAGAAAGTACAAACAACAAAAGAAAATTAAAATATACAAAATGTGAAATATATAGAAAGGTAGGATAAGAAAATGTTTTTTAATAAAAATTTTAGAAAAATAAAAAAAGCAATTAAAGAACTAGATAAAGACATAAAAAGATTAGAAGAAACAATAACAGAAAATTCTAGCAAAAATCATTATTACTTAGAATTGCTAGAAGAATTAAGTAAAAAATTGAAAGAAGAACAAAGACTAAAAGAAGAAGCATTATATTTAAATATGATATATGACAAATTTATACAACGTATAAATAAAGCAAAAGACGGAAAAGAAATAGAAAAGATATTAGCAGATTTACGAGTTCGACTAATATCTTTAAATAATAAACAAATACATACGTACTTTCCCCAATTATAACAGAAATTGTGGAAAAGTGCAAGAAAGGAAAATAAGATGAGTAATTTATATAATTTAAAAGAAAATTGGAAACAAGTATCAAATATGCTTTATGAAGAAGAAATAGACGAGCAATGTATTTTAGATACTATAGAAAGTATAGAAGAGGAAATTGAAAATAAAGCTGATAGCTATGCAATTATAATTAAGGAATTGTTATCAGATGCAGAAGCATGTAAGCAAGAAAAATTAAGATTAGAGGCAAGACAGAAATCTTTTGAAAGTAGAGCAAAACTATTAAAAACTAGATTAGAAGAAGTAATGAAAGAAACAGGAAAAACAGATTTTAAAACAAGTTTATTTAATTTTAAAATTCAAAAAAATGGTGGACTAGCTCCTTTATGGACTACAGAAGATTTAAGATTAATACCTTGGGACTTTTTAAAGAAAGAACCAGACAACAACAAAATTAGAGAATTATTACAGACTCAAGAAGTTAGTTGGGCTAAATTAGAAGAACGAGGGGAAAGTTTGAGAATAAGATAATGAATGAAATATGGAAAGATATTAAAGGCTATGAAGGATTATATCAAGTTAGTAATTTAGGAAGAGTAAAAAGTTTATCTATGTACAATAACAGATATAAAAAATATTGTTATAGAGAAAGAATTTTAAAACCTGCACCGAATAATCTTAAACATTATAATGTTATTTTATCTAAAAACAAAAATAAAAAGCATTTATATGTACATAGGTTAGTGGCACAAGCATTTATACCTAACCCTAATAATTTACCAATGGTTAATCATAAAGATGAAAATCCAAGTAATAATAAGGTAGATAATTTAGAATGGTGTGATGTTCAATACAATAACACATATGGGACTTTTATACAAAGAAGAGTGAAAAATACAGATTATAGTAAATTAAAAAATTATGAAAAATGTCAAAAAGAAGTTGTTCAAAAGAATTTAAATAATAAGGTTATAGGTATTTATAAAAGTTTAACTGAAGCATCAAAGTTAACAGGAAGTCAAATAAGTAAAATTTCTTCTTGTTGCACTGGTAAAAGAAAAACGACAAACGGATATAAATGGGAATTTAAAAAGAATGAGAGGTGATTTAGTATGGGCATTCCTGTGCTTATATTGGGAGAGAGTGGTTCTGGAAAATCATGTTCTCTTCGTAATTTTGAGTCTGATGAAGTAGGAATATTTAATGTAGCAGGTAAGCCATTACCTTTTAAAAAACAACTAAAAAAAGTAAATAATGCTACATATACAACAATCTTAAAAGGTCTTAAAATGGCAAATTTAAAAACTTATATAATAGATGACAGTCAATATTTAATGGCTTTTGAAATGTTTGATAGAGCAAAGGAAACAGGTTATAACAAATTTACAGATGTGGCTTTAAATTTTAGAGGAATTGTAGATTTTATAATAAGAAATACACCTGACGACTTAATAATTTATTTCTTACATCATACAGAAACAACAGAAACAGGTAAAATAAAAGCTAAAACAAGTGGAAAGATGTTAGATAATCAATTAACATTAGAAGGTTTGTTTTCAATAGTATTGCTTTGTAAAACAGATGGACAAGAACACTATTTTGAAACACAAAGCGATGGATATACAACTTGTAAAAGTCCTATGCGGAATGTTTGAAACAAAAATAGATAATGATTTAAAAGCAGTAGATACAATAATTAGAGAATATTATGAATTAAATAAAGAAAGTGAGGATAAAGAATAATGGTATTAATTGAAAACGAAGAATACAAAGAATTAGTAATTAAAGCTAATAAGTATGATGAATTAAGAAGAAATAGAGCAAAAGCTCAAGAAAGAGCATGTAGAGAGCAAGAAAACAAATGTGGAAATCATGAAGTAAATAAAGAAAATACAACAGAAGAAAAGGCGGAAATAAAAATTAAAAAAGTTTCAGCAGAGGAAATGGCACAATTAGTAGATAATTTAGTAAATAAAATCTTAGGAGGTAAATAATTATGAAAAAAATAGAAGGATATGATGAAGCTCAAGCAATAACAGGAGAATACGAAACATTAGATGCAGGAGGATATATTTGTAAGATAATAAACGCAAAAGAAGAAACAAGTCAAAATGGAAATAGAATGCTAGTAATAGCTTTTGATATTGCAGAAGGAGAACATAAGAATTTCTATCAAAGAAAATTTGAAGAATTAAAGAAAGCTAATAATGACCCAGCTATAACAGTTAAATATCCAAATAACGGTATATATAGAGTAATGTTAGATAGTGAAAAAGCAGCAGGATATATGAAAGGATTAATAACATCAATTGAAGCTTCAAATACAAATTTTAAATGGAATTGGGATGAAAAAGAATTAAAAGATAAGTTATTTGGTGGAATATTTGGTGAAGAAGAATACGAAAAAATGGATGGAAAAATAGGAACTTCTGTAAAACTTAGATGGGTTAGAAGTGTACAAGCTATAGAAGACGGTAAGTACAAAATACCAGACAAGAAATGTTTAAATAAAAAGTCAGATAATATATTCAATACAGATGTTGGAGATGACGATGATGATTTACCTTTTTGATGAGGTAAATCGTTATGAAAGAAGTATGGAAAGATATTAAAGGTTATGAAGGAATTTATAAAGTTAGTAATTTTGGTAGAATAAAAAGTTTATATATTGTTAGTAATTTATATAAAAAGAAATTTTATAAAGAAAGAATATTAAAGCCTAAAAAAGGAAAAGACAATTGTTTAAGAATTGAATTATGGAAAAATAAGAAGCATAAAACAATACTTGTGCATAGATTAGTCGCAACTACTTTTTTAGAAGATTTAATTGATACAAATATGACAGTAAATCATAAAGATGGTAATAGATTAAATAATAAAGTTAACAATTTAGAATGGCTTTCTAGAGGAGATAATATTAGGTATGGATTTGAACATGGACAATATCCGCAAGCTCATCATAATAAGATTTATTATAGTAATTAACTTACTCTAACCAAAGAAAAGAGGTGAAAAAGTGGAAGAAGAATATAACAACTTAAGCAAAGATGAATTGCTAAAAAGAGAAGTAATAGAAGCTGTAATAACGATTGAAAATGTAGAAATTAGAGAAAGAATATTAGCTAAATTAGAAGCTAGAGCAAAAGAATTAAAAATATTTCAAAATTTTAAAAGAATGTTTAAAGCTATACAAGCAGAAATAATTCAATCTAAAAAACAACTCAACAGTTATGAAACGCAATTCACAAATGCACCATTAAAGCTTAAATGCAAAAATTATATTTGCAACGATTTAGGAATAACAAAAATGGACTTTAATCAAACGTTAATGACTGCTGTAGATACTGTAGTATGTACTCATCCAATTTTGCCAATCGAGAGACTAATTAATGTAGATACAAATACAGAGAAAGTAAAATTAGCATTTTATAAAGATAAAAAATGGCAGACAGTAATAGCTGAAAAAAATACTTTAGCTAGTAAAAATAAGATATTACAGTTAGCAAATACACGGAATAGAAGTTAATGAAAATAATGCAAAAGAACTAATAATCTATATCTCGGATTTATTATCAATTAATACAGAAGTAATTCCATATAACAAAGCTATAACTCACTTGGGTTGGACAGAAGATGGATTTGTACCATACATAAAAGATTATAAATTTGATGGAGATAGAAGTTTTGAAAGTATTTTTAAAGATATAAAAGAAAAAGGTGATATTGAAATCTGGTGCAATACATTAAGAGAGTTAAGAAAGAACGAAGTAATACATTTTATAATAGCTTCAAGTTTTGCAAGTTTACTTATAGAGAAAATACATATAAATCCGTTTATTGTACATTTATGGGGAAAATCTGGAACGGGTAAAACAGTAGCTTTAATAATAGCAATGTCAATTTGGGGGAATCCTGCTATCGGACATTTAGTAAAAAATTTAAACAGCACCAACGTTGGACTCGAAAGATTATCAGCTTTTTTAAATAATCTTCCATTTGCTCGGAGATGAACTACAAGCTATAAAAAACAAATATACAGACTTTAACGAGCTAATTTATAAATTAACTCAAGGAGAAGGAAAGTCAAGAGGGACAGCAGATGGAGGAATAGCAGAGCAATTAAAGTGGAATTGTGCATTCTTAACTACAGGAGAAGAACCGATTACATCTGAGTTTTCAAAAGAAGGTGTAAAAAATAGAGTAATTGAAATTGAAGAAAATAAGCAGATAGTTGAAAATGGCAAAGAAGTTGTAAACACATTAATTAACAACTATGGATTTGGAGCTAAAATGTTCTTTGAAAAAATTCCGAACGATGATGAACTGCAACGAAGACATACAGAAATATTTAAAAAACTAGATGAAAAATACAAAGGTACAGGAAAGCAAACAAATGCAATAGCAGCAGTGATTTTGGCAGATGAAATAGTGAGTAAATATATATTTGAAGATAAAGCATTAAGTATTAACGATGTAGATAGATATTTTTCAAAAGATATAGATGAGGGTGAAAGAATTTATAGTTTAATTTTAGACTGGCTTTTTGCTAATATTAATAAATTTGAAAGTAATTCTTTTAATGAGATTTGGGGAAGATATGAGGCTGATGGAGATAAAATTACAAAATTTTATATAAATGGAAAAATTTTAAAGGATTTTTTATCTGATAATAATATTAGCTTTGATGGTATAAAAAACAAATTATTTGAAAAAGGAATACTCGAAAGAAACAGTCAAGGTAGATTTACTCATCAGACTAGTGTAAATGGTAAAATGCAAAATTTAATTAAATTTAATTTAATTAAAAATAATAGTAAAAAAGAAATGCCATTTTAAAAAACTTACATAAAAATGAAGTAAAATCAGCAATTACAAAGAAAAACTTACAAAAAAATATAAACGTAAGTGAAATGTAAGTTCTCGAAAGGTGCTATTTATATATATTTATATAAAAATACTTACATACTTACATAAAAATACTTATATAGTATATATGCAATAAGAGAAAAGAGGTTTCTCTATTCTCTTATATATATAGCTCCTATATCAAAAATAACGTAAGTTTGTAAGTATAAGAAAACAATTCTTAGAAACAAAAGACATACGAGAACTTACATAAAAAACTTGTTCTGTAAGTGAACGTATGAAAAACAGCTCAAAGCATTGAAATCAAGCTAAAAACGAACGTAAGAGAAAAAGAAAAAATAAGGAGAAAAGATATTATGCAAATTATTAAAGAGCAATTTCAAACTAAAATAGTTGGAAAATGTATTGAAAAAGAAGATATACTGCAACTTTGGAAATTTGGTTTTAGTATAGAAAGTATAGCTAAAAAATATGCAAAAGATAATAATTTGAAAATTACTGATAGTAAAAAGATAGTTATAGATTTTCTTTATAAGGAGGTAATTAATGAAAACACCAGAAACAATAATAAAAGATGCAACTCAGAACAAAGAAATTCTTAATTATAACTTATTAGAAATGAATTTATATTTAGTAATAAAACAAATTCTAAAAATGTATTTTAATAATCAAATTTCTAAAGAAGAAGCTAATAAATATAAACAAATAGCAGTAAATAAATATCAAGAAGAATATAAGCAATATGATTTTGAAAGAGAAATGTTTCAAGAACATATTAGAAATATTGAAGATACTGAAGTGCAAAGAATTAAATTAAGAAAAATATTAAAAGATGATGAAGTAACAGAAGAAAAACTTTGCGAAATAATAAGTATTTGTATGGAAATTATAAGTAAAGTATTTAGAGGGGAATTTTAAAAGGAAGGAGTAAAATAGTTAGATGATAGAGAAACAAGGGAATAGATATGAATTACAATGTGATTATTGTAGTAACTATGTAGATGACTTTGAAGAGTTTCAAGAGGCAGTAGATTATAAAAAAGCAAATGGATGGAGAAGTATTAATATAAATGGAGAATGGACTGATAAATGTCCTAATTGTATAGGTGGTGATAAATCTTGAAATTAGAATTAAGAGACTATCAAAAAGAATGTCTTGAAATTATAGATAATTTACAGTCAGGTTCTTACTTAATTCAGATGGCTACTGGATGTGGTAAGACAGCAACATTTACAAACATAAAAAGAAAAGGTCGTGTACTAGTCCTAGCACACAGAGAAGAACTAGTTACACAACCTATAAAATATTACAATTGCTCAGTTGGAATTGAAATGGCTAATAACAATTCTAACGGAGAAGAGGTTGTAATAGCCTCAGTTATGAGTTTAACACACAGATTAGATAAATTCAAGCAAGATGAATTTGACATGATAATTATAGATGAAGCACATCATGCAGCTGCTAAAAGTTATAAAAAGATAATAAATTATTTTAAACCTCGACTGTTATTAGGCTTTACAGCTACACCAAACAGAGGTGATAACGTTCGTTTAGATGATGTATTTGAAAAAATAATATTTCAGAAAGATTTAAAATGGGCTATTAAAAATAAATACTTAACTGATATTGAATGTTTAAGAGTGAATATTGGATATGACATAAGTAAAGTTGCTAGAAGAATGGGAGATTTTGCAACAGGTGAACTAGATAAAACAATGAATACAGAAATTTTAAATGGAGCAATAGCAGAAGCTTATCAAAAATATGCGAAAGGACAAACATTAATATTTGCAACATCTGTGGAACATGCACAAAATATTGCAAAGTTAATATCTCGGAGCAGTAGCAGTAACAGCAGATACTAAAAACAGAGAAGAACTTATAAGAAAATTTACAAACAGAGAAATACCATGTCTAGTTAATTGTATGATTTTCACAGAAGGAACAGATATGCCACTTGTTGAAACTGTAATAATAGCTAGACCAACAAGCAATAGCTCTTTATACACACAAATGGTAGGAAGAGGATTAAGACTTTACAAAGGAAAAGAAAAGTTAATACTAATAGATTTAGTAGGAACAACAGGAAAAGCAAATCTATGTACAGCACCAAGTTTATTAGGTATTGATTTAGAAACAGTACCACCAGGCAATCGAGATGAAATACAAGGAGATTTATTTGATTTACCAGAGCTAATTCAAAAAGTATCAGATGTACCCGAGAGTTGGATAAAAAATATAGAATACGTAAATTTGTGGGCAAAAGGACAAGCATATAATACACATGATGTAAATTGGTTCAAAATGCCAAATCGGTGAACTTGTATTAACACTTAAAAATAGACGATTAATAATACCTGCTCAAGATGAGTTAGGAGAAACGATTGTAAATGGGAAAAGATTAAAAATGCAAGAAGCACTTGATGAAGCTTATACATACTTATTAGAGAATTATTCAGAACAAAGATATATTTGGGATGTTAAGCAAATTAAAAAATGGGGAAAAACAGAAGCATCTGATAAGCAAAAAGATTTAATTAAAAGAATGTATAAAAGTTTAGATGTTTCAGAATTAACTAAAAGTGAAGCTAGTTTAATATTAAATAGATTATTTTATAAGAAAGCAGGATAAAAATGAGTATAAAAATGCAGAAAGGTAAAAGTTTTGAAAGGCAAATCAATAAAGTTTGTGAGTACATAAATAACATAGGAGGCTTTGCACATAAATTGTGTGCAGAACGAACTATACAAGGTACATTTATTAAAGGTGAACCTTTTGACTACATTATTTTAACTAAAGATTATAAAGCTGTATTTGATGCTAAAGAAGCAGAAACAGGTACATATCATATAGTTAAAAAAGATATAAAACAAATTAACGAATTAAAAAAATGTAAAAATGCAGGATGTAACGCTTATTTACTTATATGCTTTGAAGGACAAGATGTAAGAATGATAGATGTTGATGTAGTAATAAAACTTTTAAAGAATAATAAAAAAAGCATAAAAAGAGAAGGTAATCCAAGTTGGGATTTAATAAAAATTTTAAAAGAACAAAACAAAAGATTGGAGGAATAAGTAATTATGGAGTTGGAGAAATCAATTGAAAATTTAAAAAAATATGTAGAATTAGTTTTGAACAAAAATTACTGTGATTGTAATGAGCTTAATATTATAAGCTGTGGAAAATATGGAGATGGAAGTAAAAATGTAGCAGAATCTATAAAAACAGTATTAAAAGCATTAGAAAATTCGATAGATAAAGAAGTATTAAAGCAGAAAAGATGGGAATGTATAAAACAAGCGGGAAGTTATGATGTTGATAATGCAACAATAGAACAACATAAATCGATAGGTGGTTTTGAAGTGCTAAATAAATTATTGGAGGAAAAACAATGAGTAAAGCAGATGAGATTTTGAAATTTAAAAGAAGAAAAAGAAAGAAAAGATACAAAGTGTTTTAAATAATAAGAGAAAATAAAATAGAATAAAATACAAATACTACACTAAAGAGGTGTTAGTATTGACAGATGATGAAATTTTAAGACTATGGAGAAGCGGTTTAAGTAAAAATCAATTAGCTTTAATGTATAAAAGAAGATTTAATCAGAGAGTAAAGTTAATAAGATTAGAAATGAGAAATAGGCATAAAGGTAGGTTTATGAGTAATTATCAGGCATTATCTCACGTTGAGAGAGTTATATATGATTATATAAAAACAGAGGGAGGTACAAATGAATAAACAGTTAAATAAAGAAGCTAAAAGAAATACAATATCAGATTTAAGGAAATATCCTGATTGGATAGTAAGAATTGAATGTCAAGGACTTGGCGGAGAACCTGCTACAATAGGCGGATATTGGGAAGAAAACTTTATAAATAGTGATTATAGACGTTCAATAATAGAAGATAGTGTTGAATATGATGAAGAAATAAGAAAAAAGATATTTGCAATAGAAAGAGTATTTGACAGATTAAAAAAAGATAGTAAAAGAAAAGATATAATAAGAATGAGATATTTATTACCAGACTATACAGCAAAAGACATACAAAAAATTTTAGATATACCAGAGCGTACATATTTTAGACTTCATAATTCAGCATTAATAAGTTTTGCAAGAGCATTAGGATATATAAAATAAAAAATTTTTAAAAATGGCAGTTTTATGGCAGTTTTAAGTAGACAATGTGAAAGTGTCAAGATATAATTTAAGTAGAGTGAAAAGTGTGTTCAAGAGAAGCACAAAAATAAAGAGCTTATTCAAATTTAGTCAAAAACAGAGCTGTAGGTTAAAGCAGTTCTGTTTTTCATTTGGTATTAAGATGCTAGATAATTAATATATATAGTAGTGAAATTTTTCATACAGTATCCTCTCGTATTTTTATATTTTTACAATTAGAACTATTCTAGCTAGTTCTAATAAAATATAAGAAAAAACGAAAAAAACGCAGAAAATCAGTATAAAAATACGAAAGAACAGGGAAAAAATGGAAAAAATAAAATAATATGTTGCACAAAAAGTGTTGATTTATGATATTAATTATAGTATAATTTTATTAAGAATTATGAGAGAAAATTGATATTTTCATCCCTCCATAATTCTAAAGTTTAATAATCGTTAACAAAAATGGAACAAAAAAATACTAGAGTATTCGCAGTACTCTAGTATTTTGCTATGTATTAGAACAATTTAAGAATTAGATAAATCATTACTAAAACTAGCAGTTTAACAATCGCTCCCATGGTTTTCACCTCCTTCGCTGGAAAGACGAAAGAAAATGGAACAAAAACATTATATATTTTGTCGAAAAAATAATCAATAATATAACAAAAATATGTAAAAAAAATTATAAAAGAGTCTGTTAAAATTGGATAGGTTCTTTTTTTATTGTACAAAGGAGAAAAACATGAGTTATAGAGCAGCAGCAATAGACAGAGAATATAGATTAAAACAATACTATCAAAACAAGAAGAAAAAACAAAGTTGTAGCAAAGACTGTGAAGAATGCAAATATAATAAAGTTTGTATAGATAGTGAGGTGTAAAAATGTTTAGTATATTAATAGTAGCATGGATTTTAACATGGTTTAATATAGATAATCTTTTAAAAGAATTTAAAAAAATAAAGACAATAAATTTGCAAAAAAGGAAAATAATAAATGAATGTTAATCAAAATATAAATAAATTACTATATACACTAAAACAAAAATAGAAAGAGAGGTAATCTTATATGACAGAAGCGCAAAAAAGATTTTGTAATGAATATTTAGTAGACCTTAATGCAACAAGAGCATATAAGGTTGCTTATCCTAATTGCAAAAAAGATGAAACAGCAAGTGCAGCTGGAAGCAGAATGTTAGGAAATGTTAAGGTTAAAGAATATATTACACAAAGACAAGAAGAACTACAAAAAGAAACAGAAGTAACACAACAGAAAGTAATAAATGAATTAGCAGCAATAGCATTTTTTAATATTAAAAATATCTACAATGATGATGGAAGTTTAAAATCAATGAAAGATATAGATAATAAAACAGCAAAAGCTATTTCTAGTGTTAAAATATTGCAAAAAGCAGGAAGTATGAAAATAAGTATAAAGCCAAATGGAAAAGATGATGAAGTACCAATAGAACATATAGGAGAACAAACAATAGAATACAAAACAAACGACAAAAAAGGTGCTTTAGAATTATTAGGAAAGCATTTAGGAATGTTTAATGATGTAAATTTAAATATGAAAAATGCAGTACAAGTTGAATTAGTAGATGATGTAAATGAATAAAGAAAGAATAAGTTTACAAGAACAAATAGGAAAAGGCTATGCCACATTTTGGAACTTTAAAGGTGACGAAGTAATCTTAATGGGTTCAAAAGGTAGTAAAAAGTCTAAAACTATAGCATTAAGATGGATGTACTTATTAAAAAAATATCCAAGAGCTTGTTTACTAGCTACAAGAGATACAGCAGCAACATTAAAAGATAGTGTATATGCAGATTTAAAGTGGGCATGTAGAAAATTAAGATTAGACAAGGAATGGGATTTTAAATTAAGTCCACTAGAAGCAACAAACAAAATAACAGGACAAAAGATATTTTTTAGAGGATTAGATGATTGGCAAAAGATAGCATCAATAACAATAGATGACCCTGATTTAGTATTATGTTTTGAATGGTTTGAAGAAGCTTTTGAAATAGTAAAAGAAGAAACTTACAATAATACAAGAATGTGTTCAAGAGGATTACTTCCAGAAGGATATTTTAGACAAACAGTAGCAAGCTTTAATCCGTGGAGTAATCAACATTTTATAGTTAAAAAATTGACATCAAGATTAACTCCTGATGAAAATACATTACTTAAAGAAGGAAAGCAAGAATTAATAGTTGAAGAAGAACAAGAATTTGAATATTTAGGAAAACAAGTAAAAGAAAAGACAAGTCAATTATTAATGATAACTAATTATAAACTTAACGAGTTCCTAGACATAAAAGATTATGCAGCATACGAGAAAATGCGTAAGGAAGATTACGAAAGATATAAAACAGCAGGATTAGGCATGCCAGGTATTGCATTAGGATTAATATTTAAAAAATGGCGTATTGAAGATACAGAAAAATATAAGAATACATTTGAATTAATAAGGAGAGGTTTGGATTTTGGATATAGTTCTGACCCTTCTTCTTTTTTACAGTTTAGTGTAGATACAAAAAATAAAAAAATATATGTATTTGATGAATTTAGTGCTTGTGAATTAGATAATGAACAACTGGCAAATGCAATTAGACCAAGAATGCCTGCTTATGCTTTAGTTAAAGCAGATAGTGCAGAACCAAAATCAATAGCAGAGTTAAATAAATATGCAATAAATGCAATACCTGCATTAAAAGGTCCAGACAGTGTGTTACATGGTATTAAATGGCTACAAGGTTATGAAATAATAGTAGATCCAAAATGCACAGGATTAATAGAAGAATTAGGATTATATAGATGGAAAGTTGATAAATATGGCAATCCATTAGAAATTCCAGAAGATAAAAACAATCATAGAATAGATGCACTTCGTTATGGAAGTGATGATCTATATTTAGCAAGCTAGGAGGATATTAAAATGGCAATACAAAGTCAAATAATAAAAGATTTAATAACAAATTTTAATCTATCAGACATAAAAAGAAAAATGATAGAAGGTGAAAGATATTTTAGAAATCAAAACGATATATTAAAAAAAGATTTAAAGTCATATAAAGTCTATGATAAGAATACAGGAAATACTGTAACAAAAACTAATGAAAATAAATCAGACCAACATTTACCTCATGGCTTTTATACTAAGCAAGTGAATCAGAAAAAAAGTTATGTGTGTGGAAAAACATTAACGCTTACATATAATATTCCAACAATAGGAGAAAAAAGTGAAGTTGATAAAAATGTAGAAAGAAAAATAACAGATATGGTTTGGACTATGTTAGGTTTTAAATTTGAAAAACTTATTAAAAATAGACTAAAAGAAGCTTCTAATAAAGGCAGAGCATGGATACATCCTGATTATAAAGATGGAAAACTCGTATTTAAAAAAATACCTAGTGAAGAGTGCATACCAATTTATGATAATGAAACTCAAAGTTTTTTAGAAGGATTTATTCATTTTTATACTATACAAGATTTAACTGGAGATAAGCCTGTAGATAGAATATATGTAGAATATTGGGATGAAAATGAAGTAAGGTATTATATTGAAACAAAAGTAGGTGATACTACTGTATATTTAGAAGATGTAACAAGACCTAGACCAGAATGCCATTGGTATAGAGAAATATATGATAGTGCATTAAATAATCTTAAAGAAATAGAAAAACATAGTTGGGGAAGAGTGCCTTTTGTAGAAATAGAAAACAATGAAGAAAAAATGACAGACTTAGAACCAATAAAACCTCTAATAGATGCATACGATTTAATAAATAGTAATTTTGTGAATACTGTTGAGGATTTAAAAGAAATAATATGGCTTATTAATGGATATGGAGCAGAAGACTTATTACAATTAATTGAAAATTTAAAAGTAAATGGAGTTGCAAGAACAAATGATACTGCTGGAAAAATAGATGCTAAATTATTACCAATTCCATATGAAGCAAGACAAGCATTATTAAAAGGGTTAAAAGAGCTTATATATGAGTTTGGAAGAGCAGTAGATACAAGTAATAAAGATTTAATAGGACAAGCTCCTAGTGGAGTATCGCTAGAATTTTTATATACAGACTTAGATATGAAAGCTGATGATGCAATAGGAGGTCTTACAAGTGCAATATATGAAATTTTGTGGTATGTATTACAAGATTTAAAAATGCGAGGTAAGATACCAGAGGAAATAGATGAATTTGATTTTAAAATTGAATTTAATAAATCAAGAATATTTAATGAAACTGAGAAAGTAACTACATTGAGCAATGATAATGTAATGAGTATTAGAAGCAAATTAGAAAAACATCCTTATGTAGATGATGTAGATATAGAAATGCAAAGACTTAAAGAAGAAAAAAAAGAAAATATGAAAATGCAAAGTCAAATATTTAATGCTTCTGGTGGATTTAATGATAATCATAATCATGACACCGAATAGGAGGTGTTATTTTTTTATGGCAAGAAAACCGACAGATTATTGGGAAAAACGTTCTACAGAATTAATGAAAAGAATTGAAAGAGGAACAGAAAACACAATTAATTCATTAATTAAAGCTTATGAACAAGCAACAAAAGATATAAATAAAGAAATACAAAAGATATTTGTAAATTATACTAAAGATACAAAATTAAAAAAAGAAACATTATTAAAAATGCTTTCAAAAAAAGAAACAGAACAATATTATAAAAATTTATTAGAAGTAATAAATAACAATATAACAGACGAAATCATAAAAAAGAAACTGTTAGCAAAATATAATGCTCCTGCCTATGCTTATCGTATTTCACGATATGAAGCATTACAACAAAATATTGATGTAGAATTGAAAAAACTGGCTAATATAGAACAAAAAATAACAGAAGTACAATATGTAGATACAATAAAAGAAGGGTACTATCACAATATATATGATATACAGAAAGGCACAGGATTAGGATTTAGTTTTGCTCAGATAGATAATAGAACAATAAATCTAATGCTTAATGAAAATTGGGTTGATAACGCAAACTTTTCTCAAAGAATATGGAATAATAATGAAAAATTAGGAAATTATCTAAGAACTCAATTAACAGCTGATACAATGTCAGGTAAATCAATAGCTAAAATAGCAAGTGAATTATCTGAATATATGAATGTAGGATTATATAATGCTACTAGACTTGTAAGAACAGAAGTAAATCATTTTGGCAACGAAAGCGAAATGTTAGCATATGAAGAATTAGACATTGAGAAATATAGATTTATTGCCACATTAGATAAAGTGACTTGTAAGCATTGTGCAGAATTAGATAATAGAGTATTTAACGTAAAAGATAGAAAACCACGGAAAAAATTATCCACCAATCCATTCGAACGATAGATGTACTACTGTAGCTGTATTTGATGACGATACAATAGAAGAACTACAAAGAAGGGCTAGAGATGAAAATGGAAAATCTATATTAGTGTCACAAGATATGGACTATGAGCAATGGAATAAAGAATATAAGCCAAAGTTAATATTAAACCAAGGAAATAGTAAAAGTAGAAAAGAAAAAATGAATTGGCAAGAACATTATGAAAAATTACAAAGTACAGTAATCAAACCACTATTACACAATACAAAGTTAAAAAGTTATAGAATTAATAAGTATCAAAACAAGATAATGGAGTTATATAAAAATAATGGAAATGAAAACATGTGTATATTAAATTCAAAAACAGGAGAATTAATAGGAAATATTACTAATGGAAGAAATAAAACAACAGTAGGATTAGATGCTAAAACAATGATAAAAATGTTGACTAAAAGAAGTAAATCTATTATTATGATACATAATCATCCTATAAATTATTCATTTTCTTTAACAGATATAAAGGCATTTAATAGATTTAAACAAGTAGATACAATGATATTATTAACAGATGATTATAAATATTATTTAAGAAATAATAATATAAAGTTAAAAGAAAAATTTATTGAGGATACATATAGAAGAATTGAAAAAGAGATAAAAAAGAAGTACAATAACTTAAATGGAACAGAAAGAAGAGATTTAGTAAATCAAAAATTCTTTAAGAAAGTGAGATGGATATATGAAAAAGAGAAAAATTAAGGGATATAAAAAAGGTAATATGAGATTTAAGCAAGGAATTACTATTATTTTTGATGATAGTGAAATACTAAAATAAATTAGTTATTAAAGTTTAATATTTATAAATGCAAGACGTAGAAATACGTCTTATTTTTATGCCTTAGATAGTGAAGTCTAAGGCATTTTATTACTCATTTGCTTGTGAGAATAAATAAAAAGAACTTTTCGTACTGGTAGCACCAGAATAAAAAAGCTAGAAAGGTAGGACCAATTATGGAATGGTTAAAAGAATTATT